CAGGGCGATCTTCGAGGAGTACTCGGAGGCGCGCGCCAAGGCGATCAGGGAGAAGCTCGAAGCGGCCAGGGCGTTGCTCGAGGCGGAAGGTTTACCAGAGGATGCAGACAAGCTCGGGTTGTTCCCGGACAGGCGTTATCAGATCGCCATCCCCGAGTCCCTCCACGAGCATCTCCCTGAACTGCTCACCAAGCCAAACGGCTATGGCTACTGTCGGCTCAAGCAGAACAGGAAGAAGGGCATCGAAATCCAGGCTGCGATCGAGCAATACAAGGTGCCGAGCACCAGCTCGTACTTCCCCACGCTCGGGCTCGGGCGTGGTTGGGTGGTCGGTAGTCATTGGGTTTCCCCAACCCTCGGAGTTTACGGCGATGAGATCGTCCTTGTCGGCGTGCCCAAAAGGATTCCATGGGGTGAAACTTACGAGCCTGACTTCGAGTTGCTCGAGGAGATGACGCTTGTCGAATGGGCTGCGTTGGTCGAGCGAACTGAGGCGCAAGAGGAGGTGGCGTGATGATGCCGGGCGAAAGGATGCGGCTCGAGATGTTCAAGCGACCGCGCGCGAGCGCACCGGAGGTCAAACGAGGCGACATCATCGAGGAGGATGGCGCGATGTTCGAGGTGACGCATGTGCGCCCGATCATGCGATCGTTCATGAAGGCAGGGCAGGATACGTACCCGGTGGGGTACAGGGTCGAGAAACGGAAGGTGGCACCGCTCGAGAAGACGGCGCAGGTCTGCGAGCTTGCGTTGCACTTCGGCGGTCATGTCCGCGTAAGCGAGCAGACGCTTCACGAGTGGCTCGGCAAGGCAGGTTACTACCTGGTGCAACGCGGTTCGGTTGTCATCGATGGCGTGCAGTTGTATCTGTTCGAGGATGGCGAGGAGTATGTGGTCGCGCGCCGCGATGGGTGGAGCGCGATCGAAAACACAGCGGGCGTGCTCGCGGAAGCAAGGAGAGATGATGAGTGAGCTTATGACGATAGACGAGTTCTTCGAGGATCTTGGTATCGAGGACCATGATTTGAGTTTGGTGATCTTCGAGGCAGTGATGGCTGGCCCCTTGAGCAGCAAAATCAAACGTGTGCCTGAAGCCTACCGGGATGATGTCGCAGGTTACTGGAAGCGCCTCGGCGCGAAGGGACAGAAATCCTTGAGGGTCGAGGCTTCTATTCGTCGCCGGATGGCTGCCCAGAATGAGCGATCCCTTCGAGAACTTGAACAACTTCTTGAGATTGAGTGAGGTGAATGATGAGTGAGCAACTGAGGTACGTGCGAACACTGCTCGGTGAGATCGAGGAAGGGCAGTTGGCGAAGGGGAGGGCGCAGGCGGCGCTCGAAGCGCTCGACAAGTACGAGCAAAGCCTCGTGAGGATCGGGGGCGTGCAGGAGGCTTACGAGGCACTCGAAGGCGGGCAAACGTTTGTTGTCGAGGCGAGCGGAGGCTCAGAGGCTCATGTGTGCGTGGTTGGCGATCGCCTTCACCTCGGTGCATATGGCGAGGCGCAAGAGCCTTTCGGTGCTGATGCGCAACAAACGAGGCGACTGATCGCGGGATTGCTCGGTGCGCTCAAGAGGCTGGAGGAGGTCGAGTGAGCGGGCAAGATGCAGCGATCCTGATCATCGCGTTGTTCGTGTGGCTTGTGGCGATGATCCTCGTGATCATCCACAAGCACCTCGCGAACTCGAGGCTCAGGCGAAGGTTGGCAGAGGAGAAACGATACAACGCCGCGCAGGGTGCGGTGAGAGGAGAGGGAAACATGGGAACGATCACGATCAATGGCAAGACGTACAGCGGCAACAGCATTCAGGTGAGCGGTAACGCTGTTTACATCGACGGCAAACTCGCGGATGAGGAGGGCGACAGCACCACGCGCATCGTCAAAATCATCGTCGAGGGTGATCTCGTTTCGGTGAACGCGGAGCGTGGCAGCGTCGAGGTTCGTGGGGACGTGGGCACGTTCGTCAAGGCGGGTGGTTCGGTTGCCTGCAAGAACGTCGGGGGCGACGCCGATGCAGGGGGCTCGATCAACTGCGGTAACGTGTCCGGTGATGTGGACGCGGGCGGTTCTGTGAACTGCGGTAGCGTGGGCGGCGACATCGACGCAGGCGGCTCGGTGAGGCATCGCTGATGCCAAAGGTCTCCCTCCCCATCTTTCATCACCAGCGCGAGCTGTATCGCGGTGAGGGTTTGCGAACCATCGTCGCGGGCACGCGCGAGGGCGAGCACGCAGGGGTCACGTATGGCTTCATGCTGCGCGCGTTGCTCTCGCTCGACTGGCAGATCTCGTGCGTGCTCTCGGGCGCGAACCGAGGGCATCGACGCAAGGTCAAACGTGGTGGAAGGTGGGTGTGGGAGTTCAAGTGGTACAGCACAGACCAGCTCGGGGAGATCGTCGCCGCGCGCCATGGCATCCCGCTCGAGCAGTATCCGGCAAACTGGGATCTCGGGAAACGAGGAGGGCCGGTGCGCAATGCGCAGATGATCGGGCTCGCGGATGCGCTCGTCGCGTTCCCTGGCAACGGTCCAGGCACGCGAGGAATCATCGAGATGGCGCGACGTGAGCAGAAGCAGCGCCCGTTCAAGCTCGCGGTGTTCGATGCGCCCGGTGGGTTCGTCGATGATGGCGAGAGTGCGATCGATCCAGTGACACATGCCATGCTCGTGCATGGTGAGATATGACATCCACACATGTGGAGAAGTGAGGAGGTTTCGTGAAGAGGAACATGTTGGCGGTATGGTTGCTGATCAAGAGCGTGGTGATGTTTCCTGCGATGTTCGCATGGGGATGGCATGAGACATGGGTTGCCGAGTATACGAAGCCAGAACCTAAGATGTTGAATGCAGCCTTTCACATGTTTTGCTTGATGATCTTGCTTTCTTTTTATGGGTCGCTCGCCATCGCCACGTCAACGATCTCGTTCGTTCGGGATGAGTGGTGCTTTGGCGCATGGTTCGCGGTCGCGACAGTTGGCATCACGCATTGGTTTTACATGGTGCTCGGACCTCATGGCATCGACGCCCTTGGTTTGGCGCGCAAGGTTCCCGAGTGGGTGGCTGGCAAGGTCGGAGGCGTCTGGAAGGATGCTCAGGCTGCCGCAGACGCCATCATCGAAGAGGAAGAGAAGCGCAAGGCTCAGAACGGCGACGTGTCGATCGTCGACGACGCGCCAGCAGGCGAGGGTGATTTGTCGATGCAGGATGAAGTTTCCGCTTGACGCCATGCCTCGTGACTTGCGAGGCTGTGTGTGGGATCTGTAGCTTAAACAAGCCATTCAACACCAAACGTAAATACCTTCTGCGTCCGTCGAATCGTGAGGAAGAGCGCTGCAAAGCAGAGGTGCGGGTTCGACTCCCGCCAGATCCCTTGGCACGACAACAAAAGGAGAGGAGAGATGACAAGAGCAGAAATGAGACAACGCATTGGTAGCATCCTTGCGAGTCTTGAGGTGGTGAGGCGGGTGGCGCTCGCTCATGACGGCGCGAATGAGGCAACCCAGATACGCAGCAAGAATCCCTTGCTCGAGCCCCTCATGGCGTGCGCGGAGCAGTATGTCGAGCAAGCACATCTGAACATCGCGCGCGAGATGGACGAGTTGCTCGACGACGTGTTCGGCGTCGACGAGCAAGGCAACCCGATCGACGAACTCGCACCTGCGCTTGCGGATGTGAAGGTCAGCGAGGAAGGCATCGACAGGCTGGTCGATCACCTTCGCGAGCATCGCGAGGTCCGTATGGGCGCAGCGCCAAACAAGGATGGCAACGCGCTCATGGTCGGCAAGAATGATGTCCTCGTGCCTTCACTGAAGATCACGAGGCAAAACGCAAAGGACGTGTTCGAGGCGCTCGCCGCTGCGTATTACGTCATGATGGAGGGGTGATGACGGCGGAGAAGAAAGAGTTTACGTGGTTCGGCAGGAAGTCGAACGAGGTCGGTTGTGGTGCGATGACGCTTGCTGGCTCGCTCGTGTTGGCGTTGAGCGTGGCGCTACTCGCGTTAAGGTCGTATGGGTTGATGTTGGTGTGGGGTTGGTTTGTCGAGCCGTTTGGGCTGCCTGCGATCAGCCTGTTGCACGCCTATGGTTTGATGATCGTGTTCGTGATGATCCGAGGTCCATATTACTTCAAGGCGGATGACGATACTGATGTGTCGGATATTCTCGCCAAGCAATTCGGCACGCTGATTGGTATCGCGATGGCGATTGGTTTTGCATACACAGCACACTCGATGATGTAAGGAGGAGAGATGAACACACTGATTGATGGAATGCTTCGGCGCTTGCACATGCAGGAGATCGCGCGCAAGCGAGGCGGTCATATCGAATGGGAGGGCTCGAGCTACAGGTTCGTGCCTCACTTCGATAACGCAGGCGCGCTCGCTCGAAGCGTGAGCGAGTGGCGCGAGGAAATGGAACTGGCGAGAGAAGAGGAGAAACTCGCGAAGTCGAGGGCACGGTCGTATGTCCATATGCGCAACAACCACCTCGACGAAGGTCGCCCGATCGATGACAGCCTCGCGATCCGCAAGGCGCAGCACGATCGACGCGAGAAGAAGCGTCAACGCAAGGTGCTTCGCGCGATTCGCAAGGGCCGCACGCAGCGACTCGATACGCTCGATTATCGCACGCTCGATCGTCGCTCGCAGTTGGAGGTTCTCGCGAACCTAGTGGCGCGCTGATGCCACGGCGAGCAGCGAAGGTAGACGCGAACCAGGGCGAGATCGTTGACGCGCTTCGAGCCGTCGGCGCGAGCGTCGAGTGTATGCACGCGGCGCATGGTGGGTTCCCTGATCTCGTCGTCGGGTATCGTGGGGTGAACTACCTGCTCGAAGTCAAGAGCGAGAAGGGCAGGCTCACGAAGGATCAAAAGGCGTGGCATCCTGCATGGCGTGGTCAAGTCGCCATCGTGCGCAGCGTCGAGGATGCGCTGATCGCCATCGGTGCGATCGAGGAGGAGAGTGATGAGTGATACGAACGAACATGATCCGCAGCCTGCGCCTATCCGATGCGATGGCTCGCGCGATGTGATCATCGACCTGTGCGAGAAGAGCATCTGCGGTGTTTCGATCAGTCGCGCAGAGATCATGAGGAAGTTGCTCGAGCGTCGCGAGTTTGGCATCGAGAAGTACGGGCAACCGCTCATGTCGAGGGATGGGCGTGACAGTCTGAAGGATCTCGAGGATGAGATGCTCGACGCGCTCGCGTATGCGCACAAGATCGTGATGTCGGGTGAGCCGATTCATGCGCTCGACTGGACGCGACTTCACATGATGGTTGATTTTCTGCGCACCGAACTCGCCTACATGAAGCAGACGACGAGGGGATCATGAGCGAGCCCAAACGCATAGGCGAGTTGATGACGGTGCCTGAGATGGCGCGCGCGCTCGGCGTGAGGCAGCAGGACATCTTGCACTGGCTCAGGCACGGTACGCCAAGGGGGCAGCTTGTCGAGCTGCGCATCGAGGGATCGCAAAAACCGCGCGTGTCCTCGAAGGTTCGCGCGACGATCAAGGCGGACCTCTGGCGCGACCTGATGGGCACGCTCGACTTCTACGCAGAGGACACCACATACATGTTGCGCACGCGAAAGCAGGCAGGCGAGGATGAGCACGTCTGGAAGCGCCCGATCATGCATGACGGCGGCAGGCGTGCGCGCGTGCTGCTCGGTGAGGAAGAACCATGGGATGAAGGAGAGGAGGAAGAGGAATGAACACGCTCGAGGCATTGCAGCATCGCAACGCATGGGGCCAAGAGATTTCGCGCAAGTTCGAGGCGATCCCCGTCAAGTGGGGTGATCTGAAAGACATCAATGATGTGGCGCGCGTCTACGGGGAGGTCGCCTCTGGTGTCCGGTATGACGAGCATGAAGACGGTCTGTCGGTGACGGTGTATTACGCCTACCCTTACTCGAGCGGGATGGCGATGGCTTGGCGCAGGAAGGTCAAGTTGCACATTGGCGAAGATCCGAACGCCGAGCCTCCCGAAATGGACTGGGGTGAGAAGGTCGATAGGCTTCGCGAGTTGCTTCGAGAGATCGCCGATTATCGAGAAGCGCCATGGCGAGCAGAGGAAGCGCTCGAGTTGCTTGACGCAATCGTACCAGGAAGGAGTTGAGGAATGAAGATCGCACACAGCAATGACACGACGAGCAAGGCCGCAGCCGAGAGCATCGCGGCGCATGTCCCGACGTTGCAAGAGAAGGTGTTCGACGAGATCGAGGGCTGGGGTGCATATGGCGCGACGGATGACGAGATCGAGGTCTCGCTCGAGCTGACGCACCAGACCGCTTCAGCGCGACGCAGGGAACTTGTGAAGGCTGGCAAGGTGATCGACTCGGGCCGAACGCGCAAGACGCGCAGCGGATGCCAGGCGATCGTCTGGATCACGACCGAGGGCGCATCGCTCGAGGACAGGGAAGCGGCGCGCGCCAAACGCAAGCGAGACAAGGTGAAGGGGCAGATCACGAGGAAGCTGCGCGCGATGTCGCACGATGATCTCGTCTCGCTGCTCGCATACATGGAGGAGTGACGATGGACATTGATGCGAAGACATACGCGGCGATGGTGCGCAATCTCGAGTCTCTTGGTGCCGACGAGGCGACCTTGCGAGAGGCGATGGGTAGCCTTGGCATGGTGCGCCCTCCGAAGGTGCGAGAGACTCTCTTGGTCACGAGAGATGGTGATCGCATCAGGCTGACGATTGGGAAGATCAAGTTGCGCGTCAGCATGTCGAGCGCGATCAGGATCGCGAAGGCAATCGTCGAGATCCTCGAGGAGATTCGTGATGAGCAGTGAGCATGACGAGATCCGAGCGAGCATCGCGGATCAACTCGACGCGGTGTTGAGGCGATACGAGCGAGAGCCGACGACGCGAGGCACGATGGATGCCATTCGCCTCGAACTGCATCGACTGACCGAGCGGATCAAACGAGAGCATGGCGCGCCCTTGACGCTGCTCGTCGATGGTGTCGAGCGCGAGATCATCAACTGGCGCATCGAGCAACCCGACCCCTCGAAGCGCGCGATACACATCACGCCAGTGGTGGAGGTGAGAGATGTCGAGTGAAGACGATAAGGTCATTGCGGATCTCATGCTGTCATATGCGGACCAGAACACGCGCACGGTGAGTGAGCTGCCCGGGTGGGTTATGGTAAACGAGACTGTCGCGCGAACGATGGGCATGTCTGATGAGGACATCGCGAAGTGCCCTCGCTCGCCGGGTGGTCTTCTCATTGTGGGTCGTGGTTGGTATGGAGTTGAACATGACGAGTGAAGCGAAGGCATTGCGCGAGGCAAACAAGGCGTTCAGGCAAGCGCGTTGGTCGCCATGGTCGTGGCTGAAGTGGAAGTTGCAGCAGGTGCGCAGGCGAGGAGGTGTGTTGTGAGCGATTCCTACATGAACGCGCTGAGAGGTGATGTCCCCACCCTCGATCCTGTGGATGCTGCATACAAGCGCATTCTTTCGGAGGTCGAGGGTAGTTATCTCCGCGAGTGTTTCTTGGAGTTGAGCGTTGAAAACGAGAACCAGCAAACGATGATAGTTCGACCCTGCACGGCAGGGGTTAAACGCATGGTCGAAGTCCATGTGCATGATGCGTGCTTCGGGGATGGGGGTGATGGCCTGTATCCTGATGCGAGTCAACTCCGTCAAATGGCGACGTATCTTCTCGCAGCGGCTCGTTGGCTCGAGGAGGGCACCGATGACTGACTACATCGACGGACCTGGAAGCGTGCCATGCTCGTGCTGTGGCAAACCGACACGAGCGCCAACCGAGCGAGACTTGCGCGAGGAGCTGGAGCAATGGCGCGCGGTGCGTGAGAGCGCGACGCTGGACCTGGAGAAGGCGAGCCGGGAGATCAAGAGGATCGAGGCGTTGCTCGCGAGTGATGCGCAGCTCGACATCGAGGAGGTGATACGTGGCTAATCTTTTGAGATCGTTCCCCAAAATACGACGAAACATCGAGCGCGTCGATGAACGCGCCGATGAGATCAACGCGCGCATACGCAGGCGATTTGATGCGCAAAGCGAACCACTCGATCAATTACGCAGAGCAGCGTTGATCGAGGCTTGCGCGATTCGCATCGGCTTCAAGGCGGCAAAGTTGTTGATCGATACCGCCAAGGCTGAGAATGCAAACACAGAGGATGTGTTCGAGTATGCCGGTCAACTCTCGGTCATGGTTGTCGAGGTGCTCAAGGGTGCGATTCGGCAGGCGGAGGAGGTGAGTGATGTGCGATAAGTGCAACTGCGATGATACGTGGTCATTGATGGCGACGTGCCTCTTGTTGTGGATTATCCTCGGGTTGTTGTGGCAAGGCATCACGATCGATGGCGTGCAATACGAGGTCAACTCAAACTGGGGTGCGTTCGAGGTGACGCGCGTCGAAGGGAGCGAGTGATGTTCAACGTGCTGTTCTTTGCTATACTGTTTGGCGTGTTCGGCCCGCCCGTGTATGCGGTGCTCGGGCTGATGGCGTTGTGGGAGAAGTTGACGAGACGAGGAGAGAAGGGATGAAGAGGCGAGACAAGTATCACTTTGCGATGGGCGTCATCGTGGCGCTTGGCGTGTTGTCATTCTTTCGCATGGCAAACGCCGTCGAACTCGGCACGCATGTCATATCTCCGTTGATGTCCGCCGTGGCGTTCATTTATGTGATGAGATGTCACCTGCAAGCAGGGAGAAGCGATGAGTGACGAGAAGAAACGAGGACCGGGCGGGCGTCCTACCAAGTGCAACCCTGAGATCACGAGCGAGATCGAGGGGTATCTGCTCGAAGGCATGTGGATCGAACATGCCTGCGCGCTCGCGGGGATCACCGATGCCACCTATCGCAACTGGATCAAGCGTGGCGAGGATGAGATTAACCGCGTGAGCGTGCTTGAGGAGGGGGATGAGGGCTGTTATATCGAAGAAAGTGAAGAACCCTTCGTTCAGTTTTTTGTGTCTTGCACGCGCGCAAGAGCCATGGCGGACATCGAGCTGATCGAAGGTATTCGCGAGGCGGGGATGGGCGTTGATAAAGCCAAAGAGGTGTATCGCGACTACAAGGCGCTCGGGTGGCTGCTCGAACGTCGCAACCCGAAGTTGTTCCGTGCGCAGCAAGAGAACCTCGTGACGGTGAAGAAGGCGCAAGGCAAGCCCATCGACCTCGACGCGCTGTCAGACACGGCACTCGAAGAGCTGGAGGCGATCGCGGAAGAGCAGGCAGGGGGTGACGATGGGTTCGAGGAGTAGTTTGCCCTTGACCATCGCGGCGTGAGGGTGTTCCATGTTCTGGAATCTGAAACGAGGAGAGGAGAGATGACAGACGAGTTGATCGGAAGAATGAAAGAATGCAGGATCGTGGTTAACGGCGCAGAACTTCGAGGGTTCGCGTCAGGCAACCATCTGCACATTCCGCAGCGACGAGGCATCACGATCGGTGATCGCTACTTGCTGACCATTCCATTCGAGAGTGGTGACATCGCGGTTGAACTCGACCGCGAGCGAGAGGAGCCGAACGGGCGTCGGGGATGGACGTTCTATGAGGCATCGGGCGACGATGGCCGCGAGCCTACCGTGATCGGCTATCTCATGACGTGGCCTGGCATGATCGCTGATGTGCATCTGCTCGGTCAGCAATGCGCGCTTCCTGTCAACAAGCAACTCGCCATCGGCAACATCTGCGCGACGATGGTCGCGTTCGATATGATCGCTCGCGGCGAGATGCCGGTGCATATGGTCGCGGACTTCGAGCGACCGCCGCTTGGCTTGCGTATTCAGACATTCAACACGAGGCATTACGCACAGGCGAAGATCGCGCAGCGCACCTTCGAGAGCAGTCGTCAAGATAAGTTCAGCCCTTCGACGATGCAAAGCGAGGTCGTCAGGGCGATGCATGATGCAGGGTTTAGCGTCGAACTCGGTGAGGTTGCCTATCAGGTCATGTGGAAAGCGAGCGGGGCCATGGGAGTTGTGCGCATCGAGATGAAGACCGAGCACGTTCCTGCGGGCGATGAGGTGACGATATGAACGATCCAATTGCACTTATCCTGTCGGCGTCCATGATCGCGTGGGCGATCTTCTATCATGGCTGGTTCACGAGCGGGGAGGGCTTCCAGCGCATCCCTGCTTATCAGGAGTTGGCGCTGGTGCTCACGTCGGTGGCGACGATCATTTACGGGTTGTTTCTTTTTGTCGTGAAGGTGATGGTATGAGCAGTCAGATGTACGAAGGGATCACCGATGATGAAATCTGGGAGTTCTGCGCGACGCGCAAACTCGACCCAAGGAATGGCGTGAAGGAGATCGATGATGCGTTTGCCGATGGTTTCGCAGCGATCGAGTTTCATTTCGTGGCGTGCCAGGAGCATTCGACGGATGAGCGTCATGGATTCGAGGGGTATCCAGAGCGGGGCACTGTTGGCGCGCCGTTGGTCGAGTCGTCATTGGAGCGGCAAATCTCCAAGATCAAGATCATTCGTAACGTAAATTCGACGCGGATGTATCCAGTGGCAGTCTTCAAGTGTGTGGAGTGTGGTAAGCCTGTCGTGATGTGCGGCAATTCGCGACCCGCTACATGGCTTTATGGGAGGGCGTGGGTATGAGCGAGACATTCAACGTCAAATCAGCGCGTCTCGTGATCGACGATCAGGAATACGACCTGGGCGACATCCCCATCGGCATCAAGCAGGCACCGCCCGTGCAGAACTTCGAGGGTTGGGGGGAACTGCGCAGCGCGTGCGGTGAGCGAGCCTGGGGTGCAGTCACCGACATGCTGCACCTGTGGCACCCTCGCAGCGCAGATGCCGCGCACAGCCTCGCAGCGTCGCTCGGGTGGATCGCCAGCGGTATGGACGCGCGAGACCTGATCATCGCTGACGAGTACGAGTTGAGGTTTGACGATCCCGATAAAGACGAGGTTGTGAAACTGAAGAGAATCATCGGGAGCAGTGATGAGAACCACGCTCACCATTACTGGGAGGCTCGTGTCGACGACTTTCAGTTTTCGGGCTTCAGGATGAAGTTTGATGGCACGGTCTGGCTCAATGCTACGCGCACAACCATCGACGTTGATGGCTTGCGAGGCATGACCGCCATGATCGAGGCTTGTGTGTGGATCGCTGCCGTGGTGATCGACAGGCTCAATGGTAACGAGTGGCTGCAAGATAACCTGCGCTGCCCGCTCGGCGTGAGCATCGAGGCGGTGCGCGATGATTCGATGGGTATCGATCTCGCGGATGAGGAGTCTTATTCTACGACAACTCACAGCATGACGATCAACGGCGTGGTGGTATCAGTCGAGCAGCGTCCCGGCGAGTCAACGAATGATGTTGCTCGCAGGATGACTGAGGCGATCGCCAATGAGCCTGCGCTCGCGTTCTGCACTGCAACGCCGCATATCGATGAAGACGGCGAGTTGACTGTTGATGTGCAACCGAGGATGCAGGGCTTGACGATGGAGGTCGCGGGGCCTAGTTCGTATTTGCTCGAGGAGGAAGAGTGAGTGCTGCGCAGTACAGGCGCGGGCAGCCTGTCTGGATCAAGGCAGGCGAAGGGTGGATCGAGGGCACCTTGCACCACGCGAGCATGGGCTCGACCCGCGTCCAGGTCCGCGTGGTGCTCGCTGGCGAGGCGCACATCCTCTCGGTGCCGCATGAAGGCGTCAGGCTTGACGCGCCGCCCCGAGAGGCACACACGTTCCGAGGTCACGCCATCTTTTGCCACGAGCAGGTGTGGTACTACCTCGACACCCTGGAGCCTGTGAGCAGGACATGGCACACCAGGGGGTGTGGGCGCTGCGGCAAGCAGGACACCCCCGAGGGGCACGACGGCTGCCTCGGGACGATCCTTGGTGCGCTCAACGCGTGCTGTGGGCATGGTGAGCCGGGCGACGCTTATATTCAATTCAAGGATCACGAGCTGCGCGGACAAGCGGCGCTCGGCTATCTTCAAGCATCGAAAGAGGAGGAAGAGTGAAGGCTTACTACGTTGTCGAATGTATCGCGCCAAAAACATTCGAGGCGCATTGGGCAGGTGGTGAGTTTGGTTGCTTTCAGACCGAATACACGCTGATTGTCGATGATCCTATCGAGCGGCACGAAGGCGAGAAAATCGACGCCATCGTTTGTGCTGATTGCGGGTCTGACGACTTGACGAGAGGTCTCCGTTGCGAGGTGTGCGGTTGTGGTCGCACTGATCATGTGGAGATATGAAGAGGAGGAAGGGTGAGCACTGCAAAGGACACAGGCTGGGTAACACCTACGGTTAACCTACTCCGCGAGGGCGGCGTGGAAGGGGCGTGCTGCCCATCGTGTGACGAAGTGTGGGTAGGCATCAGGAGATCCAAGGAACTTGATGAGCAAGATGCCTCCGCCTATCTGGAATATCGAATGCATTACGATGGGTGGGCAGGCTGGCGAAGTTACAATAGCGCGACGAGGTGCTCGAAGTGCAAGACGGAAGTCGAGGTTTACCAGCGCATCCAACTGAAAGTGAAGGTGGCTCCATGAATGACGGATTGAGGTTCGCCGGTATGATGATCCTCGGATCGATCGCGGTCGCGCTGATCCTCGGGTGGTTCGTCTGGCTTGGAAGTCAACACCAATCGCGCGAGGATTTCATCGCCTGTCAGAAAAGCAACACGTTCGAGCAGTGCATCGAATGGCGCGAGCAGGGGAGGTTTTGATGGACCACCTCACGCTCATGGCGGACACGCATTGCCGCACGTTCGACATCGCCCCGGCCGAGATCCTCATCCACGCGGGCGACTTCTGCAACGCAGGCACGACGACCGAGCTGCGCGAACAGATCGAGTGGCTCGCGACCCTGCCAGCCGAGCACAAGGTTGTCATCGCCGGGAACCACGACATGTGCCTTCAGCGACCTGGGCAGCGAGAGCCGATGCTCGCGTTGTTCGAGAAGCACGGCATCACCTACCTCGAGGATTCGGGGTGCGAGGTGCTGGGATACAAGATCTGGGGCTCGCCCTACTCACCGACTTATGGGCGTTGGGCGTTCATGGAAAGCGACCAGGAACTTGTCGAGAGGTTCGCGCGCATCCCGCAAGGCATCGACATCCTGATCGTGCATGGTCCGCCCTACGGTCTCGGTGACTGGGTGCCTCGTGGCGAGCATGTCGGCTCACGAGCCCTCGTGCCACACATCGCGAGGGTCAAGCCGCGCTTGACGGTGCATGGGCATATACACGAGTGTGCGGGGCGGTGGAGGCATCCTCACGGCGGTTCGTGCGTGAATGCCTCGTGTGGGATGCGTCAGGTTTACGAGACGCACAACGGGCAGGTGTTTCGCGCGGTCGCGTGGGGCGATCCTGTCGTGTTGAGCAAGGGGGATATGCGATGAACATCGAGCGGACGCAACGCTGGCTTCGTCAATTTATGCGAGGCGAAATCGAGGCATCGGAGGGTGATGTTCGCGAACTTGCAGATGCGCTTCGTGTGCTTTTTTACCGGTGGGCGGGGCTCACAGATCAGGAGCGCGCAAGCATATCTGACGAACTATTGGAAGTCGTCGTAAGTGTTCGCGCTGAGGCAGAATGGCTTGTGCTCGAGCGTCTCGATGGTACATGTCAGCACTTACGGGCGAGTACGATTGATGATTGGCGCGTTGTTGTTGGTGACTCCATGGGTCATGTGCCGCGACTGCCCTACATCGAGGGTGAAGGGCTGTGGATCGACATCTCGCCTCACGACATCGATGGCATCACGTCGCAATGGTTCAAGGCTATCCAGGCGGCTGATGCGTTCAGGAGGCGGCATTGACACTCGGTCTCGATGAATCACCACAGGAGGTGCTGCGCCGCGCGAGGGCGGCGAGGGCTCGGAGGGACTTCGGTTACTTCGTGCGCCTCGTCAAGCCTGAGTACGATGTGCAGTGGTTCCATGACGTGATCATCGAGGAACTCGCGCAGGCGACGCAGCACGAGCGCGGCGGTCGCGTCGGGCTCGCACTTCCACCAGGGCACGCCAAATCGGAGTATGCGATCCTCTATTGTGCGTGGATGGTCGCGCGAGATCCTGACATTCAGATCGCCTATGTGACCTACAACCTCGACTTCGCGAAGGTCCAGTTCAAACGGCTGAAGGATCTCGTAAGTAGTGCCCGATATGTGCACTACTTTGGCAGGCTGATCAACGACGCGCTCGCGGTCGATGCCGATGGCAAGGAAAACACAAAGGTCAAGTTCGAGATCACGAGCGGATCAGGTTGGGTTGCTGCGGCAGGCTTTGGCAGCGGGCTCGATGGTCTGCGTTGCGACCTGATCGTGATCGACGACCCGTTCAAAAAGGACGAGGCGTTTTCGCCTACGGTGCGCGAGGTGCGATGGAAGACCTACGTCGGTACGATCCTCCAGCGTCGCCGTCCTGACCGCCCATTGCACATCGTGATGCTCTTCACGCGCTGGCACCTCGACGACCTCACCGGGCGTTGCAAGAAGCATGAGCCTGATCAATGGCGATGGGTGGAGATCGAGGCGCTGCGCATGTCAGAACTCGACTCGCAGAAGGGCAGTCACATCGACGACCCGCGCGAGGATGGCGAGGCGCTCTGGGAAGCGGTCGCGACAGCGCAGGAACTCGAGGCGTACCAGACGCTCGACGAGGGTCTGTTCTGGGCGGTGCAGCAACAGACCCCGATCCCGGCAGGCGGCGCGTTGTTCAAGAAGGACTGGTTCTCGCAGCGCTGGCAGCGTCTCACGCCGACGGGTGGCACGCTCTATCAGTCGTGGGATTTCAGGCATGGCGGCAAATCGGATGCAGGTTCGTATGCCGTGGGGCTGCTCGCGCTTCAGTTCGATCACCAACCCGAGAAGCTCTACATCCTCTCGATGAAGCGCGCGCGGTGGTCGCCTGACGAGACGACAGATCACTTCAACGCGGCGCTGAATGACCCGCTGTGGGGCATGGCGTCGACGATCATCATCGAGAACGCGGGCGATGGAAAGAACATCCTCGCGCACTTCAAACACCGCCACAACGGGCTCGTCTCGATCAACCCGGCTGGCTCGGGCTCGAAGGTTCGACGCGCCCGCGCGACGGTGCCTTACGCCGCACGCGGGTCGGTCGTGTTGCCTGCTGTCGAGATCGCTTCGGATGAACCATGGATCGATGCGTTCCTCGCGGAGGTGACGCTGTTCACCGACCTCGGGAGCGGCACCGGCAATGACGATATTGTCGACGCTTTGTCACAGTTGATCGATTACGTGTATGATGCGAGCGACAGCGCCCTCGATGATCGGGGCTTGGCGCGCGAGGCTTGGAAGATCCTGATGGGGACAGCATAGAGGGCACACATGAGTGAGGCAGGGCAAGAGAAGGCGTTCAGGTGGGATACGGCAGCGGGTATCCTCCAGAACTTCGTAACGAAGATGGGCACGCAGCGTGCGCGCAAGCAGTCGAACATGGTGGGCGAGCGCGTGTGGTTCACGCCTGCCCAACTCGACATCCTCGCACAACATGGTCTCGTCAAGCGCATCAACGGCGAACTCCCTGCCGACGCAGGCAGCAAGCCTGAAGTCGTCGCGAGCAATGACGTGGCTCCTGCGCTCGAACAGCAACTGCGCGACCTGAAGGTCAGGCAGAAGTTTCGCAAGGCAGGCACCGCCGCGCGCAGGCAAGGCGGCGCGGTTGTCTGGATCACATGCGAGGGTGGCGGCGAGACATACGAGCCTCTCGATCTCTCGACGATCAAGCGAGTGACGAACCTCGTCGTGATCGACTCGAGCGAGTTGTCTGTCGAGACGTTTAAGCCAAAGAGTGACGATGATCGCGTGCAGATCACGGCAGGTTACTACGTCGACGAGCCACGTCGTGCGGATTATCGCGAGCCACTCGCCTACCGATACACGCCATCGCAGGGCGGTAAGGAGCGCGTGATCCATGCGTCGCGCCTGATCAAGTTCTATGGCGATGACGTGCCCGATCGCTTGCGTGATCAGTACCAGGGATGGGGAGCGCCCGCTGTCGAGGCTGTGTGGGGCACGCTCTCGTCTGCGCTGCTCGCGCTCGACGGCGGCGCTGAGATCATCTCCGAGATGGGGCTCACCGTCTTTCAGATCGACAACCTGAAAGAGATCCAGTCAGGTGGCGAGCAAGGGGGACTCGGCTCGTGGATGGCGCTCGTGGCAGAAGCGAAGAGCACGCTTCGATCACTCCTGCTCGCTCCGGGTCAGTCCGTCGAGCGTCTCGACATGTCGGTCGCGGGATGGTCCGAGGTGTACGATCGCATCGCGCAGGAGCTGTGCGCAGAGGCGGCGATGCCTGTCACGAAGTTGTATGGTCAGGCGCCGGGCGGGCTCTCGACTGACGACGCGAGCGCGTGGCGCAACTGGTCGGCGCGCGTGAGCGATTACCAGGACGATCAGCTGATCCCCGCCTACCTCTACCTGCTCGATGTGTTGTGTGCCGCGAAGGAGGGGCCGTGCAAGGGCAAGCGCCCCGAGACGCTCGATGTGGAACTCGCGCCATACGAGGTGCCCACCGAACTCGAAGAAGCGGAGATCGCCAACAAGTGGGGCTCGACCGTCAACACGCTCGTGCAGATGGGCATCATCGACGAGGACGAAGCGCGCGAAACGATGCGCCGCGTCAAGGGGATGCGACTGCAAGAAGAGGAGGTCGAAGACGACACGACGGGGCAAGAGACGCTCGCGGCGCTCATGGCGCAGGCGGGTGAGCAAGGCGCGACGCAGGAGCCGGGCGCACCCGTCGGTGGTGACATCGAGAAGGCTCAAGACGCGGCGCTCAACGGCGCTCAGATCACGGCTGCTGCTAACATCGTGTCGAGCGTGTATCAGGGGCTCTACCCCGCAGAGCAGGGCGCACAGCTCCTCATGCTCGGCAACCCGACGCTGACGCCCGAGCGTGCACGCGCGATCGTCGGCGCAGGCAACCCGCAGCCTGTTGATCAAGAGCAGCCTGTCGAAGACGCAATGCGCGTCGATCCCTACGCAGGCATCGACGACCCCAAACTCCCTGAGAACGTCAAGGCGCTCTCTCCCCGCAAGCGTGCCGCATTCGTCGAGGCGTTCAACAGCGCATATGAGGAGAGCGATGGTGACGAGGGCAAGGCGTTCGCCACGGGCTACGCAGCAGCGAAGCGCGTCGACTCGATGCGTCATGACTACGGCGCGCGCTCGATGTGCTTCGCGCTGATGCCAAGCGAGGAGGTCGCAGCAGCGTTCGCGCCGTTGTCCGAGATCCCACAAGACGAATTGCACGCGACCTTGCTCTACTTGCCCGACGTGGCAGACGAGGAGGTCGATCGCGTGCTCGAGACGGTCGAGGCGTTCGCGAGCAAGCAAGCGCCCATGAGGATGCGCACATCTGGACCTGGTACGTTCATCAACGGCGACGCCATCGCGCGGATCATGCTGCTCGAGGGGCTCGGGTTGACCGAGATGCGCACCGACCTCAAACGCGAGGTCGAGGACATCGACGCGCTCGGTCTGCAAACTCACGACTTTACGGCGCACATGACGCTCGGGTATCATGACCGCGCCGACTACCCCGCTGAGTTGCTCGCGCAGATGGCGATGGTGGAAACGGACGAATGGAGCGCAGGCGAGATCATCGCGTGGCGCAATGGCGACATCGTGGCGCACATGCCACTGAAAGGAGGAGAGGAGAGATGATACCAGTCATTATTGAGAGCCCGTTCGCGGGTGATGTCGAGCGAAACAAGGCGTACTTGCAGGAGTGTATCAGGCACGCGGTGCGCAATGGTGAAACGCCCTACGCATCCCACCAGATGCTCACCGACGCACTCGACGATCTCGATCCAGCAGAGCGCAAGTTGGGTATCGACGCAGGGCTCGCACTCGGCGATGTGATCGTGAGCGCGGGAGGCAAGCACATCTTTTATCTCGACCTCGAGATGTCAAACGGCATGTGCTACGCGCTCGAGCACGCAGCGTCGCTCGGGCGAACTGTCGAGTTCCGATGGCTCTCGGGGAGTCTGAGCGAATACACGATGGCTGCGGCGTTTCCTGCACGTTACATTGTCGACGGAACGCCCATCGCCAAGACGCCGCTTTTCGGAGCTGCGCGTTCGCACTATCTCAAGGCCAAGATTCGACGAGACGCAAAGAAAGGAGGAGAGGAATGATCTTTGATCTGGTGTACGAAGACAGCACCGACGAACCATGCGCTCGAGCGTGCAAGTGTGCGAGCATCCCATACGATAGCGCGAGGCTCGGCAAACTGCGCAACGAACTTCGCGCGCTGCTCAGGTGGGCAGACGCGAGCGACGAGAAGTGGACCGATGCGCGCAAGGCGCAAGTCGCGCAGCAGATGCATGACCTCGAGCGGCGCATCGAGGCATACCACGAGATGGCGTGCGAGATCGCCTCGGTGTGCCCGCTGGCGCGCGTTGACTACGGGGTGGTGCATGGTGTGGCGCGTGAGATCCCGTTGCTGTTCGAGTTGCCCGAGTGGGCGCGCGAGGACGTCGACAGTGAGGACGCAGCGAGCGAGGAGGAGTGATGGAAGTCGAGATCGAGGAGTATGAACGCGAGGCAATGCGATTCTTCTGCGCTGCCAAACGATGGGGCGCACACGTCAAGATGGAGGCGCACTACTCGGGCGCACACTTCAGTCATGACTTCGTTTACATCGAGGTTGGCGAGCGGTTCTGCTGCTGCTTCGAGAGGGATGGCTCGATCACCAGTTACCCGTGGGATTACAACGATTTCGAGTACGCGCTTCAGGATGCGAAGACGAGTGCGGATCGATGGCTGGCGAAGCATGAGAAAAACGAGGAGGAAGAGTGACGCAGGATTACGTCTATGTGCTGTGCGGCGGCAAGTGGTGCCGCGCGGAGGTGCTCACGCATGACGAGCGATCGGTTACGATCATCCTCGGTGTTGCTGGCACGCCGCATCGTTTCGTCGTGAACAAGTCGAAGGTGCGATACGAGGAGCCGGGGGATGAGTGACATTCTCGTGCGCGTGCCTCAAAAGGAGATCGCTCACTTTTGGGAGCCTATCTTCACCGATGAAATAGCATGGTGGACGCTACCATGCCAGCCAGTGAGGTGCGGCAAGGGAGATCGGATCTGGTTTCAGATCGGGGATGAGGTGGTCGCGCGTGCGAGGATCTCATGGATCGAGCACGCTACCAAGCGATGCGAATCTACCGGGCGCATCTGGCGCGGGGTGCACCTCGGATGGAGCGGCGGCGATCTGGAGCGGCTCGAGGTGCCGAGAGAAGGGAAGGGCTTGACGCGCGGCTTTATGTATTACGAGGAGGAGTAATGAGCGAGGGTGATCCGGTCGAGGTGTGGACATACGGCGCGTGGCGTCCTGGCGTACTGCTCAAGCGCAGCGAGCAATGGTCTCACGTCAAGGTCATCGTTGATGATGACGAGCGCGTGTTCTGGGCAGCAAACAGGTTCGTTCGAGAAGTGGAGGTGAACTGATGGGCGCATATTCGAGTTATGTGGTGACATGGTGCAAGATTCTTGGTGTTAAACTTCAAGTGTATGTCGAAGGCAACATGTACGAGTTTGTCGAGATCGAGCCAAATGATTGGATGGGGCGAGATATATCGTTGCAGTTGAGGCACGACGGCAACGGTCATTTCGTCGGCTTTTCGTGGGGGCACGCACCGGGTGAAAAGTACGAGTGGGAAGGAGCGTACAAACGCGCTGAACTTGAGGCGTGGTTTATCGAGAACGGCTTGCCCGATGGCACCGAAGTTGTCTCGATCGATTGGAGTCTTTGACCATGCCACGTCGCAAGCCTCCCGCGCGCGAACTGACGAAGACCATCGAGCAGCAGTTCGCGCGCGACATTCTCAAACTCATGACGCCCGCTCGCCAGCTCATGCGCGCGATGAAGGCAGCCGAGCGCCAGCGCAACGACGCGCTCGGTGATTCGGTCCGCGACCTCTCGAGCGCCATCACCTCGTGGTTGCAAGGCATGATCAGCGACAAGGCCGCGCGCGCTGTCGCAGAGCGTCAGATGAAGCGCGTGGAGCGGTTCGGTCGACTCGACTTCGAGCGGTGGTCCGAGATGGTCGGCATTGATCCGAGAGAGGCGAAGGGGCGCGCTGCTGTTGCCGTCGATGCGATGATGGAGAACGCCATCCTCGAGTCCATGGGTTACATCAAGGACATCCCGGTGCAACTCGCGCAGCAGGTGAGCGATGAGTTCTCCAACGCGCTCCTGCTCGGGCAACGCGGCAAGTCGCTCGCCACGATCTTCGAGGAGCGCCTCGGTGTCGCGGAGTCGAGGGCGAAACTGATCGCGAGAGACCAGAGCACGAAGGCGCTCGGCAACATGCAGAAGGCACGTCAGCAAGCGCTTGGCGTGACGAGGTATGAGTGGGTAACGGCGGGTGATGAGAGGGTGCGACCCTCGCACGCAGCGCTGAATGGCAAGGTGTTCGACTGGAACGACCCGCCGCCCGAGGGGCACCCAGGCGAACCCGTTGCTTGCAGGTGCGTGGCTGCTCCGATCCTCGACGACTAGAGTACTGATGCTGCCAGCAGTCGGGCAAGTGCTGCGCCGCCGTGCGAGCCAGGCAAGACCCCTCTCCTCTTCCATGTGTCGATGCACGTGTGTGTGCATCCCATGAACTCCGATGCGTGCCAGCCGAGTTTGCGCTCGAGCTTCTGCACGGTCTCGAAAGGTTCGTCATCCGGTGACATGTCCTCGAAGTCGATCTCGCCCGCGATAAGTTCGTTGACGAGCGGCACCCAGCAGGATGTCTCGCCCATGCCTGCGCCCTCCCACTTCTTCCACCTCGTGGGCGCTTGCAATCGCACGTTCATCTCCTCGATCGTCGGATAGGGCGGCCCGTTCTTCCCGACCTTGCCAATGCGCTGCTCCCTGATTGCCATCTCCTCTTCGTTGAGGTCGAGCCCCTCCCTGAATGCTCGAAGTTGCTCGCGCGTTGGTGGACGCCAGGAGAATCCCCAAATCTCCTCTGCTCGAATGATGCAACTGCGGATGTTACGAATCACGCCCATGACACTTCCTCCAGCCCTCGCGTCCTGTCGCTCTCGATGGTCGCCACGCATTGTGCGTGCGCTGCCTTGACGAATTGGCGCTCACGCGCAGCGCAGTCAGCGATCTCGTACCAGTGCGCACGCGTCTTGCCCCAGGTAGATTCCGCGAGCGCGACCGCCTCGCGCCTGCGACGGTCGAGGAAGTCGGCGTACTTGTCGAGCCCCACAACGCACCCGTCCGGGTCGTCGAAGATCGTCGTCGAGCACACGGCCATGATGCCGCCCCAGCCCTTGCGATAGTGGCGCTCGCGCGTTGCCTTGCTCGCAGGCTCTCCCATCGTCTGCACCCACGCTTGCACGCGCTCCCTGATGCATGTCGTCAATTCAGCGTTTCTCATGTTGTCCTCTCCTTGTAGTACCTCGCGCGAGACCAGAATGCCTTGCCTTGCTTGTTGATGGCATCGACCTTCGCACGCTTGCGAGTGATGGTATCGTAAATCCTCATGCCCCCTCGAGCTTGCGCGACGCACTCCGAGAGGCTATCGCTGCTCATGACATCGACCCAGCGCCACGCATTGTTTAGCGCGCGGCGCTGGAGAATGAATCGTTCACCAGTCATCGCGTCGGCTCTCCATCTCCTGCACGTATGCTTCGTGCGCGATCCTGTCGGCTTCGAGTTCCGCTCGGTGCCATTCGTTGAGGTTGCGATCATACTCTCGTGAGTCCTCGCGATCCTGCCTCGTCTGCTTGCCGTATCCCTGGCACGCTCCGCATTCGATCCCGTAGTCGTGCCTCGCGCCGCCGCACACCTCACATTCACGGATCTCGAACGCCTTGGTGATTTTCCTGATGGCATGTGTCTTGATGGCGTCGTCTTTGACTTCCTCGAGCCATTCGAGCGCCTCGAGCGGGTTGCCTTGCTCGAACGCTTCGTCGAGCGCGTCTTTGATGATGTCTTTGTCTTGCTTGCTCATGTCTCGCTCCTTCGAGTGTGGTTGCACCTCAAAAGCCCGCCGGGCTTGCGCCGGGCGGGCTAGTGCTGGTCTGGTCTGGTCTGGCTCACGCCGCCGTAAGGCAGTTGATGAAGTCTCGGTGCGCTTCGCTGTGTGCGTAGGCGCGAGCCATGGTGTAGAGGTCGCCCGCCTTGCCGGTGAAGGCGATGTCGGTGAAGACCGCCTCGAAGGTCTCGAGCGCCGTGTTGTAGTTGTCCTCGAGGCGGCTGTCGAAGTTGTCAGCGCAGTAAACGGCGGATGCCTCGCGAGCGGTGCGGAAATAGAGCCCTTCGTTCGCGCAATCGCGGAGGTAGGTGATTGCTTCGGTGCGGATTGCTTCGAGTGCTGCGGTAAGTTCGTTGTTCATTTTCTCGCTCCTTCGAGTTGTTGCGTGGGTCATTCCCTCGCTGACAAGAACCAACTTAGAGCACCTCCCCTCATGCGTCAATATAAAAAACATCAACCCATGATAAAAAATATCGACCGATCATGAGGAGGGGCAATCTGTTGCCCGTATGTCGTGGCACCCCTATTTTGCATGAGGGAAAGTCATCGCTCCGAGGGATGCATGAATCGAGTTCATAGGTACGATCAAGGCACGCTGCGCAAGCCGCACCGCACCGAGGAGGGCTTCCTCTATTTCGAGTGCGTCGCGACTCGTGCGGGTGTGTTCGAGTATCGCCGCGCCGATGGCTCCATACGGCGCGAGTGGCGACCACGGGAAGAGGTCGCGCGCGCTGATAGCCTCGCGACCCTCGGTCGTAAGCCTGTCACGCTCACGCACCCTGAAGAGGGCGGCGTGCCTGTCCTCGTGACGCCTGGCAACGCGAAGCAATTCGCAGCGGGCGCAGTTGGCGAAGAGGTCGAGGTGATCGACCGCGCCGACGACCTGACCGAAGAAGAGGGTCCATACGTCCGCGTGACTGGCAGCGTGTACCGCTCGGACGCCATCGACGCGATCGAGTCAGGTATGCGCGCTGTCTCGTGCGGATACGAATGCGACCTCGAAGAGAAGGCGGGCACCACGCCCACGGGCGAGCGATACGACTGCATCCAACGCAACATCACATACAATCACCTCGCGATCGTCCCTCGTGGTCGAGCGGGAGATGTCGCCGTCCTTCGCGCTGACACAGATGATGCTGTGCAGTGGGGCGGAATCACACCACAGCACAGCCAAAAGGTGACGCATATGAAGCGCAAGAACCTTCGCGGGGACGAATACGAGATCCCCGCCGATCAGTCTGCCCTCGCTGAACTCCTCCTCTCCGATGTCCGCACGCTTAAGGCGGATATGGAAGAGATGAAAGAGGACATCGACGGCATGGAAGAGGAACTGAAGAAAGAGGACGCCGACCCTTACGCCGATCGCATCGACGCCATGCAAGAGAAGATGGACGCTCAGGGCGAGATGCTCGACAAGATCGTCAAGATGCTCGCATCCATGGGCGGCGAGGAACTCGAGGAAGCAGGCGAGATGGAGCGCGAGGACCGCGCCGACGCATTCAAGAATATGGATGACGGCGCGCTGAAAGCTCACCTCGAGAAGGTCCGCGCCGACGCCAAGGCTGAAGCGCTCGCGCGCCTCGAACTCGAAGGCAAGGCGACCGCGCTCAAGATCGACGGCATCGACAAGCTCGACGACCGCAAGTTGCTCGAGGCAGTCGCCGCGAAAGCGACCGGCACCGAGGTCCGCGCCGACGCTTCCGATGACTACCTGCGTGGCATGATCGCCAACGTGCGCATCGACGACGGCGCGAGTCAGGAAGGCGCGTCCTACCTTGGCACGGGCAACCGTCAGGTCAACACCGACGGCGCGCTCTCGGGCAAGGATCTCATGCTCGCCAACCTCGCGAAAGCGCGTCAGGCACGCCTCGACGCTCAACAGTGAAATCACGCCGCAAGGCTTACCGCATAGGAGAACACCATGCCTCAAGTGTCTGCACCTTACCCGTTGCCCGCTGGGCTCGACGGCGATTGGTACGATAGCAACTTCTTCAAGGACAGCATCACGCTCGTCAACGCCGACCCTCAAGCCGTGCAGATCAGCACGCTCACGGTCAGCGCCGCGACGAACGACAAGACCTACACGGTCTACATTCAGAACATCCCGGTGTCCTTCACCGCCGATGGCAGCGCGACCACGGCTGAGATCGCCACGGGTCTCGGCGCTGCGATCGAGGCAGAGAGCGCGCTCGCGTTTATCGACGTGTCGGTCGCCTCGAACGTCGTAACCCTCACCGGTCGTCAAGAGGGGCTCGTCTTCACGCTCGTGGAGAACGACGCGCAACTTGCCTTCGCGACCTCGCAAAGCGCAGCGGATGCCGCTGTCGTGAACTTCGGTCGCTTCATCGTCCGCGCGGCTGACGCCTCGGACGGCACCAAGCAAGGTCGCCTGATCAACGGCACCGACCTCGACGGCGCGAGCGCGACGCTCTCCTTCACCGCCGATAACTCGCAGCCCTACTCGGGCACGATCACCATCGACGGCGTGGGTTACGACTTCACGTTCACCTCGGATGGCAGCGCGACCGCGAACGAGATCGCCACGGGCCTGAAGGCTGCGATCGATGCGCTCTCCCTCGACGTGACCACGGCGCTCGACACTGATGATCTCGTGATCACCGGCGACGAGGGCGTGAACTTCGTCCTCTCGAACCTCGCCGCTGGTGGCGCTGGCGCGATCTCGCTCGACGCCTACAGCGCAGCCTCGACGCTCTCCGAGTGTCTGGTTGCTGTCCGCAGCGACGCGCGCACGCAAACCTCGAGCGGCATCGTCAACGGCTACGCGCCAAACAGCAACATGGCAGCCGGTCGCAAGGGGCGCGTTCGCGTGCCCACCGAGGCGCTCGTGAGCGCAGGAGATCCTGTCTACGTGCGCTACGCCGCTGATGGCTCGCTCGATCAACTCGGCGTCTTCAGCAACGCCGCAGGCACCGGGCTCGTGCGCATCGACAACCTTTTCAACGTCAGTTGGTACGAGGGGTCTTCGCAGCAACAGGGCGTCCTTCAACTTGGCTGAAACCAACATCGCCGCCGTTGATGGCGGCTTGAAAGCATAGGAGCATTCACATGCCGACCACGCAAATCAACGGCCTCTCCGCCTTTACCGGAGAACAGCTCATCTCGCACGCGAACCGCGTGTATGAGGAGGTCTTGCCTCCGCTCAACAGCGACAAGGTGATGACCCCCACCGGGTCCGAGCACAAGTTCATGGCGCAGATCGAGAAGCTCGTCTCGCAGCACGTCGGGCAGGCTGATTGGGTCAGTGACGACGGGCGCGACATTCCTCGCGCCAACAGCGTCACGATCCGCGACCTCTACAACAACGCGCTCTTCGGTTGCTCCTACGGGTTCAACTACAGCGAGCAAGGCGCAGCGCAGAAGGTCGGGCTCGGTCTCCTCGATCGCCGCGCTCGCGCATGTCGCCGCGCGATGGAGTCGTTTCGCAATGAGGTCTTCTTCGTCGGCTCGACCGCGAAGCAGATCTACGGCGTGAGCAACAACCCGTATGTCCCTCGCATCACCATCGACGCGACGGACTTCCAGGCAGGCGCAGATCCAGACAACACGCTCGCCGCGTTGCATGGGATGGAGAACCAGGTTGACGAGCAGAGCAACCAGGCGTTCCAGCCTGACGTGCTCGCGATGCCGCAGACCTACTACAACTTCATCGCGACGGCGCGCGCGTCGACGCTCAACAGCGAGACGATCCTCACGGTCTTCCTGCGCAACGCGCAGTGGATCAAGTCGGTCATCTCGATCCGCGAGTTCAACACCGCTGGTCCTGCCGGGCTGCCAATCATGGTCGCGCTCTCGACGCAATCGCCCGACTTCATCGAGAACATCGTGCCCGAGGAACTCGAGATCCTCGCGCCGCTGCGCACCTCTCCGCTCGAGACTACCGTCTCGATGGTCGGTGAGACTGCAGGCATGATCACCGAATACCCGATCGGGCACCTGATCGGCGAGTTCGACGAGTGATGACCACGCGGGCGCTGGCAATCCGGTCAGCGCCCGCACGCACCTTCCATACGAGATAGGAGAGAAGAGATGACGAACCGACGAGGAAAGAGCAAGGGTGAAACGCAGGTCGAGCTGGCAGACGGGAGCCCGCAGAGCAACGATGATGTGCTCGTGTGGTCGAGCCTGTCTTACCCCTACACCTTGCGTGTGATCACCTCGCGTTACAACCCGAAGAAGATCGGGGAGTACGCAGACGGCAACTGGGACAAGGCAGACGCCGTGCTCAAGCCCGGCCCAAACCGCGTACCCAAAGAGATCTGGGATGCGCACAAGGACAACCCCAACGTGGTCAAGCGCCTCGATCTGAACGTGCTCAGTGTCGGCAAGGAACCAAAGCGAGAGATCTCACGTCAGCTCGCAGCGTACCAGGCGGGCAACGCCATGAGCGCCGTCGAGGTGATCGACATCCACAGCGAAGTGACGCACGCACCGGAGACACGCTTCGAGCAACAGGTGCGTCAGCAGGGCAACATCCCGATCGTCGGCAAGGCGTCCAACGCGGCAACCGCTGCGCTCGGCGCTCCCATCGTCGCAGGAGGCTGACCCATGGCGACGACGCTCGAACTCGTGCGCGTCTACTATCCCGCCTATGACGCGGTGGCAGACGCGACGGTCAACATCCTGATCGAGCAAGCAGCGCTCGAGATCGGTTCGGCGTCGTCGACGTGGGGCATCTTCTACCAACGCGCCGTGGTCGCGCTCACCGCGCACGCGCTCGAACTGAGAGCGCGTAGCGCGTCGAGCGGGGCAGGCGGGACGGCATCGGGGATGACCGCCATGGGCACGGCGACCTCGATCAAGACTGGCGACCTGAGCCTGTCAGTGTCGGACAACACCGGCACGATCGCCGGGGGCTTTGTCGCAGGATCGGACAAGATCTATGCCCAGACCCAGGGCGGTCAAGATTATCTGCGCCTTCGAGAGAGGGTGCCTGAATTTGGAATCGCGGTGACGCAATGAGCGCCAAGATCATCAAAAACCTGAGCAACTTCAACCGCGTCATCGGGCAAATGCAAGATGCAGGTCGGTTGCGCGTGGTGGTCGGCGCTCCTGGCACGCCGCACGGTGACGGGCTCACCGACGGTCAACTGCTCGCGATCCACGAGTACGGGAACCAGTGGACGCCCGAGCGCTCGGTGCTCCGCTCGACGCTTCGAGAGGAGCGCAAGGCTGTCCTGAAGCAGCTCGCGAAGGACAACCGAAAGGTCGCGCGAGGCTCGATGACGGTGCGCCAGTCCCTCGGGCGCGCGGGGCTCTACCTCGAAGGGCAAGTCAAGCGCAAGTTTGGCAGCAGCGAACTCGCGCCGCTCGCGCCCTCGACGATCGAGGCGAAGGGCTCGAGCGCGCCGCTGATCGACACAGGGCGCTTGCGCGCATCCATCACGAGCAAGATCGTGGACAAGAGGGAGGTGGACGAATGATCGCACTCGCACCCCTCCTCGGGGCAGACACATACACGGTGACGCGGCGCGAGAAGTCGACGCGCGTCAAGATGGATGTCACGCGCGGTGCGGAGTCCACCTTCGAGATCTACGCGAGCGTGCAGCCGATGTCTGGCGATGAACTCCAGCGCGAGGCACAAGGCTTGCGCGCGACGCACGGCATCAAGATTTACGCGCGCCTCGATACGATCCTGCGCACGGTCGAGGAACCAGGCGCAGGGGCGGACGCAGGCTTGCCCGCTGACATCCTGACGTGGGAGGGGCGCGACTACCAGATCCAGCGCATCTCGCCATGGACGAACGTCGCTCTCTTGCCGCACCGCAAATACATCGCGTTCGCGCCCTCGACGGGCAGGGAGGTCGCGCCATGAGCTACAACGCGACTGCCATCGAGAACACGATCTTTGACGCGGTGACGTTGCTCCTGCCAGGGGTGATCATCATCCCCGCAGATCAGGACATCGCGCGACCGACGAGCGACACATACGTCACGCTCAAGTGCACGAGCGACACCGGACAGGGCTTGCGCGAGTACAACCTGACGGACACCGCAGGCGCGAGCGCGGGCGAGTACGTGATGGAGGTCCAGCGCTTCCGCGAGATCGTGCTCAGTGTGCAGGCATTTGGGCCTGACGCTTACGGCACCCTGCGCGACATGGAGGCAAGGCTCGACGAGCCAGAACTCAACGCCTCCATCGATGCGCTCGGCGTGGTGCTCGCGGACTCCTCGGGCGTCTCTCGCCTGCCCGCGTACCTGAACACCGAGACCGAGGACCGCGCGGTCGTGACATACAACGTGCGCTATGTGCGCACCACCACACCGGAGGTCAAGGCGCTCGACAAGATCGTCGCGACGCCGGTCATCGACGACGTACCACAACCGCCCATCACGATTGACGGGCTTGACGCATAAAGGAGGCAGCAGACGATGCCAGCAAACTTCAACGAAAACGTGCAGATCACGGTGACGGCTGACGCCGCGCCGGTCGGTCGCGCAGGCTTTGGCGTGCCCATCGTGGGCGACGCGGCGGGCATGTCCGAGCGCGTGCAGTATTTCACGGGCGTCTCGGGCGCATCGGCTGCGCAAACCGCAGGCGACATCACCAGCGCGCAGCTCGCCGCGATCACCGCAGCGTTCGCGCAGAACCCTCGCCCGGCTCGCGTCGGCGCAGCGCGCACCTCCTTTACTGACGTGGCGCAAGTCGACACCGTGACCGTGGGCGGCACGCTCGCAGGCGGTGGCGGCGAGGACTTCACCGTCACCATCAACGGCACGGACTTCACGTACACGACCGCTCCATCCGATGCGATCTCGGACGTGATCGCCGGGCTCGAGTCACTCATCAACGCAGGCAGCGAGCCTGTCACCGCTGCCGACGCATCACCCAACCTCACGCTGACCGCTGACGTGGCGGGCGATGCCTTCACGACCGCTGTCTCGACGGACGCGGCGAGCGGCACGATCGTCTTCGTGAACACGACCGCGAACCAATCCGTCGCGACCGAGTTGCAAGCCGTGCTCGACGAGAACAGTGATTGGTACGGCTTCACGCTCGTCTCTCGCGCTGACAAGGACGTGCGACGCGCTGCGGAGTGGGTCGAGTCGGCAAACCGCATCTACGTCGCACAGTCGAGCACGGCGGGCGTCCTGACGACCTCGACGAGTGACATCATGAGCGAGTTGCAGGATGCGTCCTACAACCGAACGGCGTTGCTCTACTACAGCGACGACAGCGAATACGCTGACCTCGCGTGGCTCGCCACGAAGTTGGCTTGCGACCTCGATGTGAAAACGACCGTTTGGTACAACAAGACCCTTCAAGGGATTCCGGTCGATGACGCCAACGTTACGACGACGCAAAAGAACAACGCGGAAGGGAAGAACGCGAACCTCTACCTCACGCTCGGGTCGCAAGGTTCGACAGGGCAAGGCAAGATGGCGAGCGGTCGCTTTATCGACGTGACCACCACGGTCGATTGGTACGCTGCGCGAGTGCGAGAGGAGATCCAGCAACTCTTCCTCAACGCGTCGAACCGCAACAGCAAGATCCCGTTCACCGATGACGGCTTTACTCAGGTCGAGAGCAAGGTGCGCAAGGTCTCGAATGCGGGCGTACTCGCCGGTCACTTCGAGACGACGAGCGATGGGTCGAGCCCGTTCTGTAACATGCCGCTTCGCTCCGAGGTGCTCTCGGCTGATGTGAGCGCGAGGCGTCTTCGCTTCGACTTTGGCGCGTTGCTCTCGGGCGGCATTCTCCTCGCAGTCGGTTCCGGCTACGTTTCTGACGACACTGACACGATCACGCTGCTTGCTGGCGTGGTGGAGGCTTGAACATGAGTTTTCCTTACGACTTGAAGCGCGTCGCGGTCATCGTCAACGGCGTACCCCTCACGGGCGCAGCCGACGGAGACTTCGTGACGTGGACGCCAAACGGCAACGTGCACGAGAAGACGCCAGGTGCGCGCGGCGAATACGCGGTCTCTCGCACAAACGACGAGGGCGGCACGATCGCCTTCAGCGTGTGGCAAGGCGCGCGAGGTCCAGCGGTCACGCTCGATGCGATCGTCGAGTTGCAGAAGAGCGCGGGGCTCTCGGCGGCGACGTTCGTCGAGATCCAGATCAAGGACTTGCAGACCGGCGAGCATCTCGTGTTCCCGCAGTGCTGGATCGAGACCGAGCCGACGCGCGCATTCGGTGCGACGCAGCAGGCTCGCGAGTACGTGTTCGCGTGCGATACGCATGTGGTCGTGCCTCGCACGCCATGATCAACGGCGCAGGTGGCACACTCGCCGCCTGCGCCTTCTACACATCGAAGAGGAGAGAAGATGGAGCAAGCACCAGATCAGAACAAGTACGGCGTCAAGACCGTACACAGGCGCACGATCGACGGACACGAGTACACGACAACGCTTTACCCTGCGGGGTTTGGATTCGATCAGTTGCCGATGATCCTCGACCTCGCAGGCGGACCGGCAGCGCTCGCGCTCGAGTCTATGCAAGCACTTATGGGCTTGCAGTCAGGCGAGCATGTCAGCGGCACCGTGCTCAAGGAAGCAATGCGCGACCTCGCGACCGCGCTCGTCAAGCATGGCGGCTCGAGCAAGGCTCGCGAGCTTCTCGAGCACACCGAGATTCGAGGACCGCACGGCGTGCAGCGCGTGAGTGATGCGTTCGACGCTTGCTTTCAGGGGAGATACGACACGCTGTTCAAGGTGCTAGGGTTCGTCCTGGAGGTGAACTTCGTCCCTTTTTGGCGAGACGCCCTCTCGGGCGTCTCCTCCCGATGGACCGAGATCATGCAAGGCTATCTGCGAGGCTCGAACCCATCATCGCCCGAAGCAACGTCGGCGGATGGGATTCGAGCCTCCTCAGAATCTCCAAGAAATTCGGCACCGACCCCGTAAGAATCCGCCAGTCGTGGACGCTTTACGACGTGCTTAACGCGCTCGAGGATCTCGACATCGAGCAAGCCGTGCAGCAAATCGCGAGGGAAGCAAACAGCAGATGATCGCTGACTCACTCTACATCGCCTTCGGGCTCCAGCCTGACAAGCAGTCGATCCGCAACGCGCGCGGTGCGATCTCGAGGTTTGCCAGTGACGCGCGCCAGCGTATCGGGCAGATCGCCACGATCGGCGCTGCTGCTGTCGCGGCTGGTGCGGTCGCGGCTGGTGCTGCGTTGAAAGAAGCGCTCGACACCGCAGACGATGCAGCAAAGGCCGCGCGTCGCGTCGGCGTGACGACCGAGGCGTTGCAAGAGTTGGAGTATGCGGCGGGGCTCTCGGGCGTCGCCGTCGAGGATTTGCGCAACGGCGTGACGAAGTTGTCTGCCCGCGTCAACGACGCCGCGAAAGGCAACAAGGAACTCGTCAAGACCTTTCGAGAACTGAACCTCGACGCGAAGGAACTCGACAAGTTGTCGCCGGATCAGCAGTTCGAGAAGGTCGCCGGTGCGTTGAACAACATCGACAACCAGGGCAAGCGCACGCGCCTCACGATGAAACTGCTCGAAGAGATGGGGCCGAAGTTCGCGAGCATGTTCGCCGCAGGAGAGGAGGGCATTCGAGCCATGCGCGAGGAAGCGCAACGGCTCGGGCTCATCATCAGCGACGATCAGGCGCAAGCGGCCGAGAAGTTCAACGACCGACTGAGCAAGATTCAGCAAGTCGGGCAGGCGATGATTCGCCAGTTCTTCTTGCGGCTGCTGCCCGAGCTGAGCATGTTCCTCGATGCCTTCAAGTCCTTTAACGACCGCGAGGGGAGCGAGTTCGTCGATCTCCTCTCGGGCTCGGTGCGCATCGGCAGCAAGTTTATCCAGACCATGGCGTTTATCGTCAAGGGGATGGATCGCATCAGCAACGCCATCGGTGATTCGCGAGAGCAGTTGCTCGTGTTCGCGGCGACCTTCGGGACCGCGATGGCGATCTTCATGCCGCAAGTCACGCTGTTTGTCGGCGCGCTCGTCGCCGCGCTCGTGATCCTCGACGACATTCGCGCGTGGAGTGAGGGCAACCCGTCGGTGCTCGGTCAACTCGTCGGTGAGTATGACCCTGACGGCGAGGTCGCGAAGGCAGCAGCGGGCATCAAGGATCTCTTCAAGGGTGCGCAGGATGAGACCGAGGACTTCTTCACCTTCCTGCTAAACGCGGGCAGCGAGTTCGAGAAGTGGAAGCGCGATGTTTCAAACATCGACCTGCTCGGGGAGAACGCCGCGCAGGAATGGGAGTTGTATACGATCCAGGCCACGAACCTGTGGAACGAGATGACGGACAACCTCGCGGAAGATTTTGGCGAGTTGATCGACGACATCACGCGCAAACTCGAGCAGTTCATTGGCATCCTGAAACAGCCGCTCGATATGGCGCGCGGTGTGCTCGGGCGTGTGCAGGGTGGAGCATCTCGGCTCGCTCAAGAGGTATCATCAGGGGCGACAAGTCAGCGACTCCTGACGGGAGCGTCGAACGTCATCAACAACGCAGGGCGCTCGATCAGTCAATCGATCTCGATGCCTATCAGCGTCGATGTCACGGGCATGACCCCGGAAGAGGCGACGAACGTCGTGCGCGGCGGCATCACGACCGCGTGGGCAGACATTCGCGACGCTTACCAGGGCGGGGAGGACTGACATGGCATCACCACCCATCGTGATCGAACCTCGCGCGACGCGCGGCATGACCATCCTCGACGACAACCTCGAGGTGATCCTCGTGTGTGACGCGACCGTGCAAGAGAAGCACAACGCGAAGGCTCGCATCACGCAATACCCTCGCGAGGACCGCAGCCCGGCGAGCGACCATATCCAGCCCGAGCAACTCATGCTCGACGCTGACATCATCGTCTCGCCTACAAGCCTGATTCCAGGCGAGGCTCGACGCGGGCGCGACCGTGACGCATACGAAGTGCTGCGCGCGCTCCAGACGCAGGGCCGCACCGTCACGCTCGTAACGTCGCTGCGCGTTTACACCGGCATGGCGCTCGGCTCGTGCATCGCGACACGCACGAGCCAGACGGGGCAGGTGCTCGAGGCGGCGACATCCTGGCAACAGATCGAGGTCGCCAACACGCAGGCGACGACCATCCCCGCGAGCGTGATCGCCGCTGTCGCTCGCTCGAGCGGCAAGGGTAAGGACAAGACAAAGGATCAGGTCTCTCAGGAAGAGGCCGAGATCGACCAGGGCAGCCTCGCCTATGATGTGTTCTATGGAGGTGGCGAATGATCCTGAGTTTGATCACATTGCGTCCCTCGCTGCTCGCGTACCAAACAGAGGTTGTCATCGAGGGCGTGACGCTGATTCTCGATGTCGAGTATCGTGCGCGCACAAACGATTGGTTCCTCTCGGTGTACGATGTCGCGCTCTCCCCGATCGTCGAGGGCGTGCGCGTCAACTCGAACACCGACCTGTTTCGAGGGCTACGCGATAGCAGGATGCCTGATGGCGTCTTTATCGCGCTGAGTGCCCCCGAGATCACCACGCCTCGTATCGGTCAACTCGGTGATGCGGCAAAGCTCTACTTCGCATCTCAGGATGCGATCGACGCGCTGCGCGAGGCTGACGCAGACGGCTGGCGCGCGCTCATCACGCCGCAAGCGATCAAGTCCGTGACCCCGGTGGTGCCATGAGCAGGATTTTTGGCAGGACATACCGCCTCGTTATCGGCAAGTCCGGGCAACGCGGCGTCGAGATCACGGGGCTGCGCATCTCATTTCGCGTCGAGAAATTCGACGGGAGCACGCCCAACGTTGGCGAGATCAAGGTGTGGAACCTCTCGCAGACGACGCGAGCACTGGCGCGCGAGCCTGATACGCTCGTACAGTTGTACGCAGGCTATCAGGATGTCACGCCATTGATCTTCCTCGGCGCGGTCACTCGCGTGTCTGTCGAGGATGATGGCGTCGACAGCGTGACGACGATCACGAGCGGCAAGCAGACGACGCAGGCGCTCCCCATCGCGCAGTCTTTCAAGGGTCAGCAAAAACTAGGAGGCTTGCTCACCAAAGTTGCCGAGCGTTACGCACCTGAAGGGGTCGACCTGAGCGCGATTCAGGACATTCCCGCGAGCGGCCCGCGCGGCATCACGCTCTCGGGTGAGCCCACGGACGTGCTCAACAAACTGACGCGCGCGAACAACCTCGATTGGTTCATCGAAGACGGTATCGTCAAGGTCGTGCCACGCGGCGCGAGCACACAGGACACCGCGTTTATCCTCTCGCCATCGTCAGGGCTCGAGGGCTCACCGCGAGCGCTCAAGCCATCTGCCAGCGTGGGAGGCTCTCGCCTGTCTGTCGAGGCTACAGCGCGCCTCAACGGCGAACTGCGCACGCGGCGTCTCGTGCAGATCGCAGGCACCACAGATCATGCCGGTTGGTATTTGATACGGCGCGTGTTGCACGAGGGCGACCTGTGGGGCACGGGCGCGAAGAGCTGGAGCACGACCATCGAGGCAACGCCGATCGAGGAGGTAGCATGACGGACACCATCGACAAACGAACGCCGAGCGCGGCGGAGGCGATCGGCTACGTCGCCAGGAAGGAGATCGCTAAGGTGCGCACGCGCGTTCCTGGCGTGATCCAGGCTTACGACGCGAGCGAGCAATCGTGCGAAGTCAAGGTTGGCATCAAGCGCAGGCTCGAGGACGGCACCTTCTTTGAAGACCCTGTGCTTGTGAATGTCCCGGTGATGTTCCCCCAGGGCGGCGGCTTCTGTATGCACTTCCCGCTCGAGTCAGGCGACCCCGTCATGGTCGAGTTCTGCGAGCGCTCTGTTGACGAGTGGCTGCTCGCCTCGTCGGTGATCACCAACGCCGAGCCGAGCGACCCGCGACGCTTCGACGTGAGCGACGCGACCGTCACCGCAGGGCTCTCGATCTTCGCGGACCCGATGCCCGCAGCGATGGCAAAAACAGACGCCATCACGATCGGCGTGCGCAGCGGAGACACGCGCGTCGAGATCAAATCGAGCGGCGCGATCGACATCATCAGCGATGGCGGCACGCAAATCAGCATGGCGCTCGATGGCTCGATCACGCTGACCTCGACCTCGTTCGCGAACCTTGGCGGCGCGGCGGCTTCACTGCTCGCGAAGGCAGCGGAGACGATGACCAACTTCACGAACATCGCAGCGATCATCAATGAGTTCGCATCGCTCTATGCGATCGCGCTCGCCGCTGCAAACACCGCAGGCTCGGCAGTACCTATCGTTGTCGAGCCAGGCGGGATAACGGTTCCCGCGTACACGCCAACGCCAGTCACGACCACGAAAGCGAGGGGCGTATAATGGATCTGCTCATCGACCAGAGCACGAACGCCTTGACGCTCGTCAACGGCGACCTGGTGTTAACCTCGCCCGGCGTCGAGACCGTGGGGCAGCGCGTGTTGCTGCGCCTCGCGCTCTACCTTGGCGAATGGTTCCTGAATCAGAGCGAGGGCACACCGTGGCGCGAGTCGATCCTCGTGCGTCCGGTGGACCTCGAGTCTGTGCGCTCGATCCTCGCGACACGCATCGCGACATGCCCCGGCATCGACTCGGTGGCAGAGCTGAACCTCACGCTCGAGCGCGCGACGCGGCGGCTCTCGTTTGACTTCACGGCGCTTATCACGCAAGGCGCGCCGGGATTCGAGGATCAATCGACAATCAGCGCATCGGGGCTGATCGCGCTCGACGACTCCGAATTGCTCTGCCTTGTGGAAATGGGAGGCGGCTACTTATGAGCGGACTGACTTCAACAGGCTTCACGACGAGGCGACTGCAAGAGATCCTCGACGCGATCGACGCGGAGCTGCTCGCGAACGTGTCGGATCAACTCAACCTCGACGGCGAGGAGAGCGTGATCGGGCAGATTCGCGGGGTGCTCGCGCAAGAGATCTCGCTCGTGTGGGAATCTCTCGCAGACCTTTACCGCGCGCTCGATCCAAACAGCGCGGTCGGTGAGCAGCTCGACATCATCGGGCGGTTCAACGGGCTGACACGCCTTGGCGCTGCGCGAGGCATCGGCACCATCACGGCGACCGGTACGCCCGGCACGATCATCCCCGCTGGCTCGCGCGCATCGAACAGCACGACGCAAGTCATCGTCGAGACCTCCTCCGATGCGACCATCGGCGGGGGTGGTACGGTGTCTATCCCCGTGCGCAGCGTCGAAGCGGCGCTCGTTGTCTCGGGGGTCGACGGCATCGACACCATCGTCACGCCGGTCGCAGGGTGGGCGAGCATCAGCGCTTCGAGCGCGTTGACCGGCTCGCGTGATCAGGAGAGTGACGCGGACTATCGCGCGCGCCTCGCGTCCATTCGGGCGATCGTGGCGAGCGTCGAGGGGGCGATTCGCGCGCGACTGCTCGAAGTCGATGGCGTCGACGAGTGCCTCGTGATCAGCAACCGCACGAGCGTGACAGACAGCAACTCGACGCCGCCGCACTCGGCGCGCATCGTGATTTCGCCTGATCTCGAAGGACAAACCGCCATCGAGGAAGCCATCGCGGCGGCGATCTTCGAGACGCTCCCCGCTGGCATTGACTCGTATGGCGTGGGCTCAGAGGCGCAAGAGGCGACCGTTGTCGATGCGCAAGGGTATGATCAGACAGTGCGCTGGGAGTACGGCGAGCAGGTCGATATTTACGTGACCATGGATGTAAGCGTCAGGGTGCAAGACACGCTGCTCTCGCAATCCGAGGCAGAGACCGCGATCCGCGAGGGCATCGAGGACTACATCAATGCGCTCGATCTGGGTGACGACGTGCGCCCCTCTGCGCTGCAAGGCATCGCAGAAGATGTGGTCCCGATCTGGAGCGTCGATACGCTCAACCTTGGCACATCGCCCGGACCGAGCGGAACGGGCTCGATCAACCTCCTGTTCAACCAGTTTGCAAACGCGGACACGGTGACAATCTCGGTGACGCTGATATGACAACCTACATCGCAGACCATCCACAGCGCGCGCGCGACCTGCTCGGGAGCAAGGTCAAGTCGGTTGACCACGTGCAGGAGATCGTCAGCGCCATCGCTGACGAGGTGCAGGTCGTCGAGGACTCGACATACGATGTCGCGCTCTCGCGCTCGGTGGAGTTCGCCACAGGCGATCAGCTCGACAAGCTCGGCGCGCTCGTCGGTGAGCGACGCGACACGCTCGACGACAACACCTATCGACGCTTTATCGCAGGCGCGATCCAGATCAAGCGATCGCTCGGCACTGCGCCGCAGATGATCGAACTCGTTTCGACGCTCACGGGCTCGCCAGACGTTCGCCTGATCGGCACGTATCCCGCAGCGTTTGCCGTCGGGTATGTCGTGCCAGAGGCGTTCTCCTCGAGCCTGCGCGCGCGCATCAAGGATCGTGTCTTGCGAGGTGCGCCCGCTGGCGTCGAGGTGCAGTTGATCGAATCCGTTGGTACAATGCGCGAGGGTGACACGCTCTTGCTCGACGTGACGCCCGGATTTGACGGGCCTGGCATGGGAGATCTCTACTGATATGGCGACGAAACCAACATTTGCAACCTGGAATTACGAGTGGGCAACGGCTGCCGCAGCGGGGCGCGTGACAGATCCGAGCGCCTTTCGCGCAGGCGGCTGGCCTTTCGAGAATGAGTTCCCATCGAACGCCGCGAACTACCACTTTCGCACGCTCGGTTTGTGGACCGCGTTCTTTGACGACATGTTCGGCTCCGCCGGGACGCTCACGCTCGACGCATCGAACACCTACCTCGAGGTCACGACCGATGGCGCGAGCGCGCAGGTGTGGACCTTCGTCGGCGCAGGCACAGACTGCGAGGTCGTGAGCGACTCTTTCAACGGGACCACCTACCTGCTCGGCGGGACAGGCTTGCGCGTGCAGACCGGAGGCACTGGCACCGAGGATGACGGCGACCTCGAATGGTTTGGATCGAACGCGGTTGATGCCGCGGTCGGTCGCATGAACCTCTCTCGCAAGGCTGGTCATTCGACGATCACAGACGTGGGACTGAACGTCCCTTGCATGCGCCTGACCTACGCCGACGCTGATGACGCAACCGCTCCAACGGGCGACTTCGCCACGGTCTTTCCTCGCGATGAGACGTTGTATATCGACAACCTCGCCAAGGCGGTCGTCGAGATCAACGGCTCATGGGATTCGGGGACCGGCGTGTTTTCGCTCGATTCTTATGACGGCTACAACGTCTCGAGCGTGACGCTCAACACCGCGGGCACACCGAATCAACTCGACATTTCGGTCGCGAACACGTTCACCGCCAGCGCGATCTTCGCCACCATCCTCGATTCGGGCAATGATCCGATCATCGTCAAGGCAGGACTGAGCAAACAGATTCAGGCGACCGCGTTCAACGGAACCAACTGGGTCGATGCGTTCGATACAGTGGCATCCTTCACGGGCGGGAAGAACTGCACGATCAGCGTCGTCATCTACTGACAAGGAGGAATCATGACCGTCACGACACAACAGATACGCGAGATCCAGGCGTCACTCTCGGGGCGTTCCCCGCAGTGGGTACAGCAAGGGGGTGCAGCGATCACGAGCGCGAACGGTGTGCCATCGGGAGCATCAGCAGGGGTGAGCGTGCTGAACAGCGTTGATCTGAGCGCGATCTTCACGACCGTCGCCATCGTCAAGGGCGCGAGCGTCACGGACTACGCCGGGCGCTGGTGGGGCTACAACCCCGCGCTCGGCTCGGGGACGTGGGGGCTGCTCGACAACTCCTCGCGCACCGGGCTCACGACCTCATGGCAGCAGCAGATCGCCAGCGGTTCGATCACGCGCGTCTACTTCGAGTTGACCGCGATCACAGACAGCGGATCGGATGGCGTCGGCGCGTGGGTCGGTCCCTGCGATCCGAGCGCGTGAGGTGATGCGATGAGACCATTCTTCAACAGCGGTTACTTCCCGCCCGAGAACGTCGACCCTCAGACCGAGGACAGCGCGGGGCGGATTCAGATCGCAGACGACTACCTCGACACCGAGTATGAGGCTGCCTACCAGGCAGACCAGCAGATCGAAGTGCTCGACGGACCACCGGATAACGCGATTCAGATCGCAGACGACTACTGATAAGGAGGCGACGCCATGGCGATCGTGCCAACAATTCCAGACTGCGCATCGGCGGCTGCCGGTGGCACCGCGATCGGTGATTACTCGCAGCAACTCTATTCTTTCTTCAGCGCGCAGGTTGGATTCTTCGCGCTCCAGAATGTCGTGGGCGGTCCTTCCGCCGTCACGTCATTCACCGCCACGCACACCGATGGATGGCAGATCAACTTCCGCGTCTCGGGCGGCGCGATCCTGACCATGATCGACCCTGACGGCACGATCGCGGACAGCGCCTCGCCGGGCTCTCCGACGAACGCGAGCGCAGAGGTGACGTTCATCCCGTCACCCTCGGGCGTGTCTGCCAACTGCTTTTACGCGCAGTACGGTGACGCGGTGATGTTTGGCGTCAAGGACTCGGGCAACACCTTCCCGCAGTACTGCTGCCAGATCGGCAAGATCATCCAGACAGACAACGCGAGCGATCCCGAGGTCTTCGTCGACGGGCTCGCGATCCTCGCCTACCTCCCGAACGAATCGCCGTCGTCAGGCGTCGGAGACTGGGGCTGCGTGTCGAGCGCGAATAGCCAGTGCTTTGTACGTGTCGGTGAGGCGGATTGGCAGGCATACACGTTCGGCAACACGGGCGCTGTCACGGACACGTCAGGCAATATCCGCTTCTCCTCGATCAACATCTTCGCACCCTCGACGGGTTCGCCGTCAGCTACGAATGATCCGAGCATCGGTGAGTTTCGCTTCTTGCGCATCGATGGATCTGTCGACGCAGCGCCGCTCAACGTGATCCCCTCGAGCGCGTCGAACCAGGCACAAGTTCGCCTGAACGATGTCGCGAGCGATACGCGCATGGTCGCGCTCTGGAACAAGACCGTCACGCCATAAGGAGGCATCATGAGCACCACCGCACAATACGTAGGACTCCCCATCACCGTCACGGCGGACACGACGCCAGCGCTGATCCCGCTGCCTGACCCGGCAACCAACCCGAGGCTCGGGAGCGATCAGATCGTGCGCCTGTTCGTGCACGAGAGCGCAGGCGTGACGGAACTCGTGAGCAACACCGCCGCGACAAAGGGGCTCACGATCACGACCGTGGCGGCGACTGATGCCAACTTCGAGCTTGGCGCGTGGCGTCTCGGGGGCGACCTCGCCCTCTACCTCTACGCCAGTTCGAGCACAGCAGTGACGATCATTCCGGTCTACGAATCGCGAGCCGCAGCGCAGGAGTGATCGTGCCGGGCTATCGATTCGACAACTCGAGCCCGAGAGATCAGAGCTTCACCTATGGATCGCGCGCGAAGGGCGAAGGCGGATCACGCGATCCGCTGGATGTTGACGTGCCGGATGTGCTCGATGTCGCGCGAGACACACTTGACCCCGCCCTGAGCGGCGAAATCGCGCTCGATTTGCGAGCGCCCAGAGAGCAGATATGAGCATCGACCCAGCATCGTTCGCCTACGGACAGCCCGGTTTCGGGCAGCCGACATACAAGGGCAGCACATTCTTCGTCTCGCGCAAGGACCACTTCCCGCAGCCTGTCGCTGGCGTGATCACGCTGCCCGCTGACAGCACGTGGGTGATCTGTGATGACGTGGACCTGACGGGCGACGCGATCGTCTGCGATGGCGTCGCGACGATCGTTGGTTTCGGGCAGGAGACCTGCAAACTCTCCTCGAGCGGCAAGACGAGCGGACAGTTGATCTCGACCACCTCGACACTCACGCTGGCCTCGCTCGCCATCACCACAGCGGGAACCGCGTTCGGAGCGCGCGTCGATGGGAGCGCCGCCACGGGAGGCGATCGCCCGGCGTGCGACTGGCACAACGTGAACTTTTTCGGCGGACCGGGGGCTTACCTGATCAACTGCGCCAACGCGGTGATGAGTATCATGGGCTTCTTCGGATCAGCAGGCATGTTCATCCAGACGGGCATCGACACGTTGGCGATCACCGAGACGATCTTCACGCCTTCGAGCGGATTCGCAGGGCTCAATTTCATCCCGGGAGGCTCGTGGAACCGGCGCATCAGGATTCAAAACTGCGCGTTCGTGGTCGAGTCCGGCGCTACGGGCGTCAGCGTACAGGCTGCCGACGTGCAGGAGAGCGAGGGGTATATCCTCGAGTTTTGCAACTTCTCTGGCGCAGGCACCTACACCGCTGGCGCGACCGTGGGCTCCGAGGTATCGCGCTGGCAGGAGAACCGAGGCATCGAAAACAGCTCCAGGCTCGGCTCGCTCTACATGACAGGCAACGCCACGGTCACGCCAATCGCCGTGATAGGCACGCCCGTCAAGGTCGCAGGCACGACCACTGCTGGCGATCTTATTCAGCGGTTTACAGCAACCGACAATCGCCTGACATGCGATTCGGAACTCGCCGCGAACTTTTCGATCTCCGGCGTCGCCTCGATCTCGGGCGGGAACAACAACCAGATCGCGCTCTACCTCTACAAGAACGGCTCACCGATCAACGGACACCGCACCTTGATCACACTCAACAGCGCAGGCAGGGTGGAGAACGCGGTGTTTAACGCGCTGGTCTTGCTCGAGCAAGACGACTACATCGAGGTGTGGGTGAGCAACGAGACGAGCACGACAGACCCGACCGTCGAGGAACTGCATCTACAGCTCCATGCGGTGTGAGTCGAGATCTGGTAGGGTGCTCTCTCGCTGCCAATTTGACACACGAGAGAGCATCGATATGATACATGCAGCAGCATTGCTCACAGCAATCACGGCGCTCGCCGCGCCGCCATATGGAGACGAGCCCATGTCATTCTATGAAGTCAAGCCCGAGATCCTCGCGTGGTTGCCAGCGATTCACCGCGTGCGCGACGACATGGGGCTCTCCTCGGTCAAGTACAGCGACGCGCTCGTGATGGCGTTCCTGCATCGCGAGACGCACCCCATCGGGCGCGCGGACTCGCATCGCGATGGCGCTCCCTTCTACACCGCGTTTCAGTTCGCCAATCCTTACCTGAAGGACGCGCTCGTTTACCTCGACGACGAGGAGATGCCCACGCAGGCGCGTGACTACCATGGCAAGGTTGACCCCGCGATCCGCGTGTTCCTCGGGCACATGGAGAAGTACAAGGGCACACACCTTTACGAGCCCTCGATGATGGCGGTGATCCACAAGGCAGGCATCGGCTCGGCGGTGAAGGTGCGCAGGCTGCTCGATCAAGGCAAGGTCGCCACGCCGCTCGAAGCGCTCGAGAAGCACATCAACATCCACAACGACGCGAAGTATCTCTCGACGTGGCAACGCCTCCTGACGGTCTATGCGCAGTGGGTGCACGACGAGAACGCGAAGTTGCATGTGTGCTCGACGCAATACCTTGGTGAGTTTGGCGAGGACTGGCCCGAGATTCCGGGGGTGATCGAGTGAGACGCTGGCCTTTGCTTATCCTCGCGCTCGCGTCGTGTGCCCCCGTGCCGCGCGTGCCAGATCATCTGCCCGAGCCTCGCCAGACATGGGCGCGCGCCGCGTGGGTGTACGATAACCGCGCGCGCGTGCGCGAAGGTGAAGCGCTGCTCTCGCGCGTCGTGAGCGTGCAGATCCTCGCGCGTCCTGGGATGCACTCGATCTGCCCCGAACCGCTCGGCAACTGCACCGTCTTTCACGGCGGCGGCGAGTACACGGTGTTTTGGAACGCGATGCTTGGCGAGGACGCCTTGTGTCACGAGTTGCTGCACATCTTGCTCGATCAGGCTGGCACGATGGAGAGGTCGGAGCATCACGCATGGATGCTCGAGCACAACGCTTACTACTGCGACGAAACGATCAGTTGGTATCTCGCGAAGGAGAAGAGTCATGACAGATGAAGTGATCAGGGGCAAGTGGCGACAGTCGGACCTGATGGGATTTTTAATCCTGACGATCTCGACGATCCTGTTTGCCTATGGCGTCGAGGGATTCAACCAGTGGGGATGGGTCGCGTCTGCTGCGATGGCAGCGGGGCTCGTCGTCTACGGTCGCGTCATCTCGATCAAGGTCAACAAGGATGGCGCGGAGTTGGACGGGGGACGCGGTGACGACAGATGACATGAAAGAGACGGTCCGAGGAATCGTGATGCCGGTCATTGCGGCTGTGCTCGTCTCGGGCGGGTCATCCTGGCTCGGTGTCGAGATCGGGATCAGCCGACTCGAAATAAGCCTGAAGGCCGCAGAGGCGCGAATCACCGCGATCGAGAACACCGAGGATGCCAACGACAAGCGACTGCGCAAGATCGAGAGCGACCTCTCGCACCTCGCCGCGAAGTTCGACGCGCTCGACCGCAACACGAAGATCGCCGCGAACGAAGCGCTCGACAACGGAAAGAAGATCGACGACCTGTCACGCGACCTCAACCGCCTGATCGGCGCGTTCGAGGGTGGCGGACGCAACCGAACAAAGGAGTAACCTTGTCACTCGACAACCTCGACATGAGCGGGTGGGCGCTGCTCTACCCCGCGACCGGAAAATTCAACTACTGCGATGGCGCGCCGACCGCGTGCGGCCCTCAGCCTGACCCGCCAGACCCTGATCCCGGCGATCCCGATCCTGACCCGCCAGATCCCGACAACCCCGAGCCCGATCCGCCAGACCCCGAGGAGTCGTATTGCGGCATCTCGTTCGCAGACAAGAGCGCCGTCCTGGTGAGCAACTGGAACTATGCGCGCGTCGACATCACGGAATCATGGGATGAGTTTCTGGGCAGTGATGATGGGGATGACCTCTGGGATAATGACCCCGAGCAATTGCTCGTCGATTGGATGGACTACCTCTCCGACATCGTGCTTAACGACACGCAGGAGCCTACCTTCTTCGTCAAGGTCTCGAGCCTCCCGATCTATGCGCAATACGGCGCGGTGGGCTGGGCGCGCAGCAAACCTTACTATGTGATCGACTGATGACACATCTCGAGATTTACGCGGTCGCGCTCGTCGGCGTCGTGCTCGGCGCGCTCGCTTATTTGTGGTGGGTCTCGCCCTCGCGTCGTGCTATCCTCTCACCCATCATCGCGGGATTGCTTGGCTTTCTCGCGGCGATAGGCTTGCGCTCGCGGCGTGCGACTCCTCGAAAGGAAGAGGCATCGCCCGAGCCCGAGCAAGAGGCACCCACGCGCGCGCCAGAGATCGGCGCGCCCATTGACTTCGAGGTAAACGATGAGACGACTCCTGACGGTGATAGCGTTCCTGATCGCCCTCCTGACAGTGCCAGCGACGAGCGACGCGCAAGCGAAGCCATCGACTGGTGGAATACGCACAACTGGGACTGACGGGGCGTGCGCACCGATCGTGTGCCCTCCTGACGTGAGCGCGTGCGAGTGCGCCGCGCGCTCCCTCAAACAAGCGTCATTCTGCGCGAACGGGCAGGCGGCGCAGATCGCGCTGCTGCAATCCCAACTCGACGCTGAGAAGCGCGCGCACATCGACGACGTGGCGAGCGAGCGCGTGCAGCGCGAGAAGGATCGCGCTGAATCGACGCGCGAACTGGAGAAGCAACGGCGCAAGGCGTTCGCCCTTGGTGGCGTCGCTGGCGCTGCTGTCGCCATCGTCGTGCGCATCATCATCAAACTCGCGGCAAACTGAGGGGAAGCATGAGCCTTGCAGACAAGGTGCGCGGGTGGCTCGCAGAGCACGACCCGACGCTCGAGAAGTACGCAGACAAGAGCAGCGCCGATGTAGCGCGCATGATCGCAGACGATGGGGTGATCCCTCACGCGAGCGTGCAAAGCGCCGCGCGAGCGTATCGAAAGATGCTCGCTGGCGAGATTCCCGCACCAGTTCAGGACGATGGCGAGGATCGCGAAGGGGTCGAGGAGGTCGACGCCGACGCGCCAGACACCGGCGATACCGTCGCGCTCGACTGGGACAACAACAGGTATCTGTTCTCGTTTGTCGAGAAGGGCAGCGCGACGCCATGGGATGCCGACTTCAAAGAGATCAGCGAGTGGGCTTGGTGGTACACACACCAGGGCGAGAACCGCACCGCTCGAGACTGCTGCAACCTCGCTTACGAGGAGCACGGGCGCACGATCACAGAGGCGTGGTTCAGGCGCGCGATGCGCATCCTCGGGCTGCTCAAATCCTCGCCACCGCTCGCGCCTCACGAACTCGAGAAGTATCCTCGAGCCGAGCAGCAAGAGCGCATCATCTTCCAGCGCAGGCAGGCGCGCGCGCAACGGGCAATCACCTCGAGCGAGCGAAGGCAGTGGAGGCGCATCGCGGAGCAAGCGCAACGCGACCTCGAAGACCAAGACCGCGCGATCGAGCTGCTCGCCGGACTCGTCAACAGCGCCCCAGTGCGAGAGATCGCCTACACCTACCCCGAGAAGACCTCGCCCTACCTCGCCGTCGCGGGTGCGTTCGATGTCCACATCGGCAAACGCACGGACACGGGCGGGCTCGACGCGACGATCGAAGACTTCCTCACGGCTGGCGAGAAGCTCGCGCGGCGCATCGCGATGTGCGGCACACCCGAGAAGATCCTCGTCGCGTTCGGCGGCGACTACTTTCATGTTGACACGAAGGAAGGCACGACCACGGCGGGCACGAGACAGGACGTTGACGCGAGCACCGCGCGCATCATCAACTCTGGCACGCACGCTGCCATCGAATACATCGAGATCATGCGCGAGGTCGCACCGGTCGAGGTGATCGTGATCGCTGGCAACCATGACGCGACCCTGACGGCAGGGCTCGCGACCGCGCTGGAGATCCGCTACGCGCACATCAACGCGGTGGAGTTCACCTTCTGCGCAGACACGATGCAATACGCGCGGTTTGGCGACTGCCTGCTCGCCTTCGAGCACGGCGACGGCCCGAAGCAAAAAGACCTCGCGAACCTCATGTCACACGACGCGAGGCAGCGAGGCTGGTTGTGGAAGAAAGGGTTTGCGTTCGTCGGACACCTGCATCACGAGCACGCTTACGACATCGGCGGCGTGACGGTGCTCCAGTGCCCCTCGCTCGCGCACGCGGACGCCTGGCACGCAAAGAAGGGATTTCGCATGTCGACGCCCTCGCACGCGGCTTACCTGTTCGATCGCGAGGAGGGGCTGATAGGCGCGCTACGCGCTACGCTGTAGCCACGGCGCGAGGCATTCGTCTGTGAGGTAGGGGCAGTTTACTCGCGCTTGGTGACCCGAGTTCGAGCGATCACTCATCCCCAGGTTGTCGTAAGGCAGAATGCTGTTTGCAAGCAAAGGCTCGAAGTATCGTGCGAACCAGAGGAACCTGCCTGCACCAAGCCCAATGGTAGCAAGAAATCCCGAGCCTCCGATCAGCCCAAGCCACCAAGCCACACTCACCGCCTGATCGACGCTCGAGCCATCCTCCCCGATCGACAGCACACACCATTCGACCGCATCCCCCAGCGTGAGCAGGTCATCCCACGCGAGCAGCACGTCGAGCCGACGTTTTGCCAGGTCGAGCGCGCTCGCCTGCAAATGCTCAGGCAACCTCGCCCACGCCTTGACCACGAGCCCGATCGCCTCGGGCGTCCTGCGCGCGTGCTCCACGATCTCTCGAAACGCTCCGTAATCCATCACTCCTCCTCACCATCATTGATGATCTTGACGAATCGTTCACCGTCAATCCAGACTTCCTCCCATCCGCCAAGATAAATGTGCTGCTCGAGGTCAAACTTGTCACCCATGGCTTCCTCTGTCATCGGGTAGAGTCGATCCCACGTCGTCTGAAAGGCGACCGGCAAGTCCTTTCTGAACGCTGCCAACCCTTCTTCGAGGAACATGGGGTAATGACGCACATGCGCCGTCCCGATAAACTCCACCATCGCTACAGCAACCAGCGCTTCTCTCGGAGTTTTGAACTTAACCCATCTCACATCAAGGCCCTCACCGATCACGAACGCAATGACCCATGGACGTTCACCCTTATCGCCAAGATAAATCACTTGTCACCCTCCTTCCTCTCACCGTCGATCCAAGCCTGAACGCTCTTGCGGTCCATGTCGTGAGGCAACCACTTTGCGCACACCTCGAGCAGCGCGAGCGCATCCTCGAGAGCCTTGCGTGTGTCGCCCTCTGCTGGACAGTAGTCGCGCGTTTGCTGACGCTCGATCGCAGACGCGACGAGTTGGCGCACGCCGAACATCGGATCACTCAGGTCAACCTGGGCATCTTCGATCAGCCCGCGAATGCCGATGTAGGTTTCGCACGATGCGAGGCTGATCACCATGCACCGATGCTTCACGAGCAACGCGAAGCGCTCCCCCTTGTCGGTGCACGTCTTGATCTCCTCTCGGATTTGCCCGATGCGCTCCGCGAGGTCGACCGCCTTCGCAGACCATTCCTCTTGTGTGGCATCCATGGCTTGCGCCATCATCATCGGCACGATCGCCTCGACGCGCACGTCCACGATCACCTTGTCCTGCTTCTCTTCTGTCATCTCTCCTCTCCTGTTTGACGGTCCTTTCATCAATGCTACAATGAGCGCGACCCAACTCCTCGGGTCGCGTCACCTCTCCTCGACGCGCGAGCCCCGCCAACCTCTACTGGCGGGGCTCGCTTTGTTTTAACCTTCTGCGAACTCGATGATCCACGGGCCTTCCTCGAAATCACCGAGCGACGCGAGCTTGCCGAGCACCCACCCGAGCGCGCTGCCTGAGAGCTGCTCGGGGTTTTTCACCTTGCCCTTCTCACACAACTTCACGAGAAACTTCTCCTTGACCTTGCCATCGACGTGCTTGAGCAGCTCGCGTTCAACCTCTGCGAGCGTAGCCTCTTCGGGTCCAGGCGCGGGCTTGCTCGGCTTCTGCCTCGTCTTCTCACGCCTCGGTGGTCGCTGAATCGAGTCTTGCTCGGGGTCATCGCCCATCGGCAACATGAAAGCCTTCAGGAGCGCCGTGCGCAGCGCGCTCGTGGTTGCCTTGGCGACTGCCTTGTCTCCTCGGTCCTGCCCCTGCCCAACCCACGAAAAGGAGCGTTCCTCGCCAGTCACACCGTCGATGAAGGTGACGCACATCTCGAGTGTCACCGTGTCACCGTGTCACCTTTGGCTTCGTGCTGCGTCACACTCGGCAACATGATCACCTGCCTCGACGCGAGCGGTGCGCGAATGGCATCGAACACCGCATCGATGCTCGCATACTTCATGCGGATGTGATCGACGCTCTTGTCTGTCGCGACTTTCTCCACCTCGAGCATGACCTCTGCGATCATGCGTGCGAGGCGGCGTGTGGGTTGCTCTTGCTTTGCTTCTTCTGTCATTCTCCAACTCCATCTCTAAGGATCAGCACCTCTCGCGGTGCGTCGAAATGCATCGAGGACACTGCGCCCTCGCTCCTGTACGTGATCCGCGCGCTCACATGCGCGACGTGCTCACCGAGCCTGATCGCCATGTGCGGCGACTGCCTCGACTCGGTGACAGCGCGAACCGCCCCGCTCTCGTCGAGTGCCGCGAATCTCATTCGGTTGCGGCGCGCGTTCACCTCGATCATCTCGACGCGCACGCTCTCGCCATCACACGAGAGAGTCACGCCCTCTCCCTGGCTCACTGTCAGTTTCAATCCCATCACTTCACCTTCTTGCGCCAGACGCGCTTGCCTGCCCTGAACGCGAACCCTCGACATCGATCCTCATCGTCGACGAGATGCACGCCATGTGGTTTCTCGAACTCGCCAGCAAACTCGACACCTTCGACCGTCCAGCGCTTGCGCTCGTGCAACACAATGTCGCCTCGCATGAGGTCTGCGACCGGGACGTGATCGACGCACGTCGCGTTCAAGCAGAAGGCGTCACGTCGATACATCGACCCGCACTCATGGCAGGTGTCATGCGTCGGCGCTTGCTCGGGGATGTCGTCGAACTCGAACGGTCGGCGCGCGTCGAGCGAGACGACGTTGCGCTCTTGCTCTGCGCGATCCCTCGCCTCCTCCCTGATGTCTGCGGGCAGCCTCGCGAGGATCTGTTGCCACGCTTGCGCGATCTCCTCGTCCGTCGCGAGCTTGGGCAGGTCGTGCCCCGCCTCGCTCAAGATCGACTTGAACGCGGTCACGTCCATGCAGTCGCCCACGAAGATCTGCGGGATGTCTGCACACATCTTCTCGAGCACCTCGAGTGAGGTGTGCGCGCTGTAATGCCTGGTGATGGTGAGGATGGTTGGTGTGATAGGGTCGGGATATGCGATCCCTTCGTGCATGTACTTCTTCATTGTCTCGCTCCTTCGAGTTGTTGTTTCGTGCCTGCACCTCGAAAGCCCGCCGAGCTTGCTCCGGGCGGGCTGGTGTGAGTGAGGGTGCGTTAGCCTTCCTGATTCGCTTCCTCTTCGAGTTGCTCCTTCGCGAGCCTGAAGCCTTGCTCGATGTCCCACTCGTCTGCGAAGTCTGGAGCCTCCCACTCTTCGATGCCCGCCATGATGGTGGCGGCGTCCGTGGTGTCAATCTCGCTCATGTACTCGAGCGCCTCAGTAGCATCGTTGCTCCCGCAGGCCGTGAAGTAGTCATAAAAGAACGCCTCCATGGCGCGTGCTGCGGTGGGGTAGAGGATTCCGGCGTGTTGGCAGTTCATATCTCGCTCCTTCGAGTGGTGACGCTCATGCGTCGTTGATGTGCTTCAATCTTTAACCACCCTTTCACCACACGTCAATATAAAAAAACACGACTTGACGTTTTTTATCATCGCGCTCATAGTCATCTGGACTTCAACGAAAGGAGAGACCATGGCGAAGCAAGACAAATCAGAACTGAGGCAGACCATCAGCGACGCGCTCGAGCGCGCGAGGCTCGAGGAGCTGCGTTGCAGCGCGAGGAGTTTCGATCGCGCGACCGGGATTCCGATCGGCACCGCCTACATGATCACCAAACGCGCGGGTAACATCACGCTCGACAACCTCCACGCCATCGCGCAGGCGTTCGGGCTCGAGCACGCGGGCATCCTGATCGACCGCGCGCTCGCAGGCGCACCGCTCGTCGAGAACGGCGCGCCGATCCACGACGCGCTCGTGCAAGAGCTTATCGACCGCTACAGCAAGGATGAAGCATGAAACACTACACACTCGAACACCGCCGCGCGCCATACACTTGGATCGCCATCGCATCAGACGACAACCTCGAGGTGATCCTCGACTACGCGAAAGAGCACGGCGACCTCGACGACCTGCGCGTGATGAACATCCGCGCGAAACGACTGACACCCGTGCGCGAGCTGATCGCGCGCAGCACACGCAAGGAGAAACCATGACTCAGTTAACCGCGCCCTTCGTTTATTTCGGCGGGAAGCGCCTCATCGCCCCGGTGGTGTGGGAGAGGCTTGGCAATGTCAACAACTACATCGAACCTTTCGCGGGCAGCGCAGCGGTGTTGCTCGCGAGACCTCACACCTTGCGCCCCTACCAAATGGAACTGTTGAATGATCTCGACGGTGAGATCTGCAATTTCTGGCGCAGCATCAAGACTGATCCCGAGGGTGTGATCGATGGAGCCGATCACATCTGCTCGGAACTCGACATGCACGCCAGATCGCACCGCATTGCGGACACGCGCGAGGAGATCGTTGAACGCCTGCGCATGGATATGGACTTTTGCGACCCCGTGCGCGCAGGGTGGTGGCTCTATGGCGTGTGCCTCGCGATCGGCTCTGACTTCGAGAACGCTCGCCATTCATTGCCCAGCTATGGCAATAAGGGGCGTGGCATTCATCGTCACACGCCAGATGCGCGCTATTCTCGCGACACCATCGCGCACCACCTGCAAGGTGTGATCGATCGTATGCGCGCGGTGCGCATCGCGTGTGGATCGTGGGAGCGGGTGCTGACTGATTCGTTGATGTTTCCTTGCGCAACGTACAAAAGCCACAGACCTCCATGCGGCGTGTTCCTCGATCCCCCATACCTCGAAGGAAATCAGCAATATGCGGCAGGCGGCACGGGCACCTCGCTCGCTCATGACGTGCTCGAATGGTGCATCGAGCGCGGCGATACCCCGCAAATCCGCATCGCCTTGTGTGGCTACACAGGACACTATGACGCGCTCGCAGAGCATGGCTGGGAGTGTATCAACTGGAAAGCGAACGGTGGGTACGCGAGCACCGCAAACCGCAAGGGCAGCAACGCCACAGCATACGAAAACAGCAAACGTGAGGTGATCTGGTTCTCACCTCACTGCCTTGGCAAAGCGCAGACCACACTTTTCTAGGAGAGGATAGATGGTCGCCTGGTTCAACCGCATCGCGAGGCGCAAGATCCTCGCTCAACCCGGCTCGCTTCTTTGAGGAGATAACATGGCAATCACACTTGGATTCGATCGCGTGCTCGCGCTCCCTGACGACAGGTTCGCGAGAGGCTGGCAGCGCGAATGCGCGCGCACACGATGCGGCAACGCGATCATCAACGGCATCAACGATCAGGACTTCCCCGACGAGGAGATAAACGAATGGTGGTCGAATGTGTTCTTTGACCTCGCGATGTATGTTCGTCGCGTGCCTGAAACCTGCGATCCCTTCTACAGCAAGTCAGGGCTCACGACGCCGGTCAACGTCGTGGCGTGCTCGACGCTCACACTCGCGCAGCCTCCAGACGCGCTCGTGCGCCGCACGCTGACATTGTTCAATCTCGGGCGCGCGCTGCGTAACCTGACCTCGGACGATCGAACGGACTGGCTCTTTGCGACCGAGCACGGCAACGCCGTCGATGTCGTGCAACATGCTTTCAAACAACTGCCCGACAGGAGATAACATGAAGGAACTCGACATCATCATCAGCAACCTCACAAACCAGGGCTACTCCTGTTGCATGGTCAGCGACGGCAAAGGGTACGAGGAAAACCAGCGACGACACAGGATGCGCTTGAATGGTTCGCGAGGGCCGATCTACTCGATCGACCACGGCGGCGCGCGTTATCCAACCTTCTACATCAGCGCTCGTGATGCCGCATTCGCGCTCGGCTCGTTTGGCGTTTATGCCAAACGCATCTCATGGAGCAACGTCGAGAGCGTCGTCGCGGAGGCGTTCGACGAGAAGGCAGCTCGCCGTCGCGCCATCGGAACCGCATTGCGCTGAAACAACAAGAGCCCGATGCGTTGCGCATCGGGCTCCATGGAGAATCGGGGACTCGAACCCCGGACCTACGCAGTGCGAGTGCGTCGCTCTCCCATCTGAGCTAATCCCCCTCACCCCTTGCCTACGGCGGCTTTGACTCCAACCGTCACCCGCGCCTTTCTTCGTGTTACAGCACGAGCACGGGTGTGGAAACACAAGGGGCTGCGCTGCCAGGATCGGTGGGTTGGGTTATGAGCCCGTCACCGGCTCCAGGCAGCCACGATCCAGCGTAAGCAGGAGGTCAACCCGCGTCAAGCGTCGGGTTGTTCCTCGACATGCTCGAAGGTGAACTCGTCGAGCGTCTTGCGAACGACAGCATCCTCGACAGACCCCATCGTCAAGACGGCGCGAAGGTGTGCCTTGAAACGACGCTCGAAGGTGCTCGAGTCGCACGCGAACGCGCCGCCAGTCATCGGCCATGGGTATGCCTCGCCATCCTCGACAGCAAACAGCGTCGTAACGTAGGTGTCCTCGCCACCATCGAAGTTCTGCGCGACTTGAACGAAGCGCTTCTCGTCAACCTGGTGCGATTCGACAACACCCATCGGAGTAAACTCACCATCGAACGCATCGCGGTTGATGTGCAGTTCTGCGCCACCTGCAAAGTCCGCCAGGTGGATCACGTCACCGATCGACTTCACGAGCCACACGTCGCCATCGCGATGCTCGTATGCCATGCCTGGAATGGGTTGAATGCCTTGCTTGCTCATACTCTCTCCTCTTGTTATGGCGCTCGCCTCGAGCGCGCACCTATCAAACCACAGCGCACCATCAACGGTCAATCCATTTCTCACGCTTGACTCGCCCGAACAATCGGCTTACAAACGAAGAGCCCCCGGTGCGTAGGAACACCGAGGGCTCATAAATCATCACCCAACTAAACCCAGGAGGTGACGACATGGACGATCCTACGTCCCATGATGCCTCGCGTCAATGCGAGAGTAGCAACACACCAAAAAACAGGAGGGTCTCTGTGAATGACTTCATGCGGTTCATTCACTTCGAGTCCGGTTTGTCTCACTACGCACGATGCGCAGCGAGCGCGTTGTCGTATCACGCCGACTTCAAGACCGGCGAAAACGCCTATTGCAGCGTCTCGACGATGGCGTCCTTCTGGGACTGCTCGGCTCGATCGATTCAGCGAGGCTTGCGCGAACTCGAAGAGCGCGACCTGATCGACAAGATCGAACGAGTCGGACGCACGACGCTCTACAAACTCGTACATCCAGACCTCTCGAACGAGGTGGATAGTGAACCTTCCACCCATGACTCACAGTCACAGGGGGGTGACTCACAGTCAGGGGAGGGGGTGACTCACAGTCAGGGGGGGCATGACTCACAGTCACCCAACCCTTTAGAGACCCTTCCTTCTAACCATTCCCTTACCCCTTTAGAGCAAGAGGAGTCGATCGAGGGGGAGGTGCAAGATATAAACGTATCGCAAATTGCAAGTGTCGTGCCAGAGTCCTCGTCGATCGAGAAAGATTCAATCACTGAAGATCAACAAGAAGGTGAGGAGGTAGACGACAGGTTGCCGCACGAGGTCATCAGGGATGCCATGATCGATTACCTGATGATCGAAGATGTGCAACTCGCCATGATGTCGTACACGACGAGGGAGGACAGGAAGAGGCTCAAACTGGGAACCATCAGCGCATCACTGGCAGCATTGCTTGGTGGTAAGTACACAGTCGAGATGCTCGCGCAGTGGGCGACACACAAGGTCGGTGAGTTGATCTCGAGGGAAGTGCACACGAGGCACTGGCAAAAAGCGATTGCCAACCAGGGCGACTTGATTGCATATTTTGCAGACATCGAAGCAAGGGCGGCGCGAGGAACAGGCAAGGCAGTAGAGGGCCAGCCTGTCGATAACAGTGACCTCGCGAACATGCTCGCTTGAGGAGGAGAGGAATGAGCTGGAATCCAGACGACAAGATCGACTTCGGGGCAAAGCGCGCGCAGTGCAGACAGTGCGGCGCGCCGACGACCTCGAAGACGGCGACGATGAAGGGCCCCTTCGGGGAGATGATGACCGTGACGATGCGTAGCGCATACTGCTCTGAGGAGTGCGAGCGCATCTATGATGCTCGTCTCGCTGCGCACGCGGCACGCACAGCCACGCTAGGCGTTTTTATGGGCGCAGGTGTGTCCGAGAGAATGCAACGCGAATACGAGGACGTGAGGGACGATGTGATCGTGCCTCCAGAGTTGCGCGATCTCATCGACCCGGAGCACCGCCGCCGCGCGGTGCACATCCATGGCAGACCATGCACGGGGAAAACAACGCTCGCGTTGTACGCGCTCGACAGGATGGCGCAGGGCAAGCAGATCGCGAACGCGGTCTACACGCTCGAGGCAGACATGCTGCGTGACCTGAAACCCTTTGGCGAGCGGCTCGAGCATTACATCAGCGCGGACCTTCTTATCATCGACCGTTGCGGCATCGTCGCTGCGTCGGTCAAGGATATCGAACTGATCGATACGCTCATCTATCACCGCGAGGCGCGCGGCGCGTACACCATCACGATCAGCCGCATGACGCTGAAGCAGCTCATGCAGGACACAGAGCGTGGGCTTTACAGCGAGAGCGTGATTCAACGCCTCGTGAAACTCGCGGGCTCGGTGCGTCAGCTCGAAACGGCGAACAATAACTTCGTGCTCGCGGGGTTGAAATGACGGACTTTAGCAAGGAAGCATGGGGCGATGCGTGGAATCACAGGGCGGCGAAAGACGAGCGACGAAAGATGAATGACCTCGAGCAGATCCAAAGGGCAGCACTACACGATGACCGCGCCGAGCGTTGCCTGATTCGCGCGCTGATGATCAAGCCCTCGCTCATCGAGGGGGTCAGCGACAGGCTCGACCCAAAGCACATCTACGCAGAATCGCATCGCATCATCTATCGCGCGTTGCTCGAGCTGCGCGAGCGCGGCGACCTGAAGGATGGCGCGAGCGAGGGGCAGGCGGCGGAGTTCCGCGTCGCTGAATACCTCCAGGTGCACGGGTTGCTCGAAGCGGCGGGGGGCGGTCAGAACATCCTGTCAATCGGCGTCGGTGATGCGATCGCCTCGCAGGTCGAGGAGTATGTGCGTCCGGTCCTCAAGGCTGGCATCCTGCGCGAAGCGGCGGCGCTTGGTGATGAGATCGCCAAGACGGTGCACGAGGTCGATCAGGTCGATGCCTGGGCCGAACGCATGACGCGCAGGCTCACCGAGATTACCAGCGCGGGGAGACCACGCGGCGCGATCGTTGGACCGAAAGAGAGCGTCAAGCGTGCGCTTCGCCATGTCGAGGAGAGCGCCGAGACGCGAGGACGCACGGGCGTCCCGTCGGGGTTTATCGACCTCGACGACATCACGGGCGGGTGGCAAAACTCGGACCTGATCATCATCGGCGCGCGCCCCTCGATGGGAAAGTCACTGCTCGCCGGTCAGATGGCATACCATGCTTGCGCGCCTGGGCTCGACGAGGATGGCAGGGAGCGCCCCGCGTTGCACAAGGGATTGATCTTCTCGATCGAGATGCCTGCGTTTCAGTGGACGCTCCGCGAGGCGATCGGGCGTGCGCAGATCGAGGCGTCGAAGGTGCACCACGGGATGCTCAATGACAGGGAGTGGCCGATGCTCATCAAGGCGATGGGTGAACTTGGCGAGGCGCGAGTCTGGATCGACGAGACGCCTGGCATCAAACTCGGGCAGTTGATCGATCAGTCAAGACGCGCGAAGGAGATTCACGACATCGACTATATCCTTGTCGATTACCTCCAACTCGTGCGTCCCTCGCAGTCGCTGCGCTCAAGGCAAGAGGAGATCGGGCGAACCAGCGGCGCGTTGAAGGAACTCGCCAAGGAACTCGACGTGCCTGTCATCGCGCTCGCGCAGCTTAACCGGGAACTCGAGAAGCGACAGGACAAGCGCCCTCGCAACAGTGATCTTCGCGAGGCTGGGGACATCGAGCAGGACGCGGACGTGATCGGCTTCATTCACCGAGAGGAGGTCTACAGCGGTAAGCAGGAGGACGCAGGCAAGGCAGAACTCCTCATCACCAAGCATCGCAACGGTGCGCTCGGCACCGTCAATCTGAAGTTCGACGGCGCGCGACTGAGGTTCCGCAGCGTCGATCCTTTTTGAAATTCGTTGTTGCACGATGCATTTCGATGTGTCACGGTGGTTGAGTCTCGAAACAAAGGAGGTTCAAGACATGACAGCGAAAGTCAACATTAGCCTGCGCATCGACGCTCGAGCGATCGAGGAGGCAGACAGGCACGTCGAGTGGATGCGCGAGCATCACGGCGTCGAGATCACGAGGTCGGATGCGCTGCGCATGGCGATCAACACCGGGCAGATCCTCGCGGTTCAGCATCGCATGAAGGAGGGTTGGGTGAGTGATGACTTGCCAGCGTGTGAGGCTTGCGGGGTCGAAGGCGATCACGCGAGTTGCTCGAGTGAGGACGGCGATGATTCGTTTTACGTGTGCAAGGGATGCCTTGCCGATTGAGGAGGAGAGGAGAGATGACGAGACGCATCGAGAAGTACGAAGACATCAAGTGGGAAAACGACGTGAGCGAGCCGCTCACGAGCACCGAGTGCAGGCGTGCGATCGGGCTCGAGCCTGGGGTGTACTACACGCAAGAGTGCAAGGCTGAACGAGATGGCGTGTCGTATGCCATCGAGCGGCAAAAAGCTGGCGAGCAAGTGAGGTCGAGGAGCAGCGCAGGGTGGAAACTCAAGTGGCAGTTCGTGCTTTGCCGCGATGGGTTGCCATCCACGAACGCGACGCGCGATGATGACATCACCGTCGATCATCCTGACGCCTACGTCGCGGCTGTCGAGAACGCACAACCCACGCCAGCGAGGTTGCTCCCCAAGGTCATCGCGCGCTCCAAGTACGACGAGGACATCAAGGCGCGTGACGAACAGATCGAGCGGCTTCGCGCCAGCCTCGGGAAAGCGTCGCGTCGCGCCGACCTTGCAGAGCGTGACCTTCACGTCGCGCAAAACAAGGTGACTCGCATCAAGCCTCGCGCCATCGACTTGCATCCCGACGTGGCCAACGGGCTCAACATCGCGCGCCGCATCGAGGGTGAGTTGCAAGAGTTGGCGCAGGAGATCGTAACGGGGGCGAAGGGGCTGACCGTCGAGCAAATCGTGATGGAGGTCGAGCACAAGCGAAAGCAACTCGACGCTTGCAGGGTCGAACTCGCGACGGCGCTGCTCGAGGTGACGAAACCAGGCGCGCCGATGACGAGTGAGGAGAGAGTGCGCGAGCAGGCGGTGATGATGCGCAACGATGGGAAGTCGTTGCTCGAGATTTGCCGACTGCTCAACCGCAAGCATAACGCGGACTACAAGCCAGAGCACATCAAGGCGATGCTCGAGGAGGTGGCGTGATGAGGATCGACTCAGAAAGGCGATATTTCAAACTCAACGAGAAGGGCAGGGCGATCTTCGAGGAGTACTCGGAGGCGCGCGCCAAGGCGATCAGGGAGAAGCTCGAAGCGGCCAGGGCGTTGCTCGAGGCGGAAGGTTTACCAGAGGATGCAGACAAGCTCGGGTTGTTCCCG